TCATGCCTGTTTCCTTTTCAAAATCGTAAGTACTGGTCCGCGTGAGTCGGTTGCCGATACTTTGTTGGCTGCGTCAATCAGTTGTCCTAACTCCGCGCCGGAATAGTGACTGGTGATGCTGCCGTTCTTGTGGCCCAATAGTGCCTTGCGATCTTCTTCGGTTACGCCTGCTGCCCTAAGCCGTCTGCCAAACGAATGCTTAAGATCATGCACGCGGATAGACCGAAACCCAGGGTGAGCACTGGTCTTGTGTATTTGCTCCCACTTGTCAGCTGCTCTGACCCTGGCCTTCTTCCATGCGCTGTCATTCATCCTGTGTACTGCTGTTGGACCCTTGTCATCTGATACCCCGTAAGGGAATACCCATATGGGATGCAAACCACGCTGCCCATCGATAACCGACATCGCTACGGTATTCAGGACAACCAAGCGTTCGTCTCCATTCTTAACGCCCGACTTATCATGTCGCCCGCCAAAGCCTGCTGGAATCAGAAATACGCTGGTTCCAATCTCCGGTACCTTGATTTCCCATTCCCACCTCAGCTTGCACACTTCCTGTTCCCGGCATCCAGTGTTGACCTTGTACAAGGCCATGCGCCGTAGATGATCAGGCAATTCAGCAAAGAGAATCGACTGTTCTTCCCATGAAAGCGGGTAGGGCTTACGTGCTGCCTTCGCCTCGTCGAGCTTTTTGATCATGGGCACGGCATCCAGCCATGGCCGCTTCTCTTCATCCCGCCACTTCCGTGCGCACAGGTTCAAGATCCTAATTACCCGTTCCAGCGCAATGTTCACCGTCCTGGCTGAAACCCCGTCCACTTCGAGCTTATGCCTGACAAAAGGCTCAAGTGCTTCGTCATCTATGTGGGTGAGGGGTATCGATCCAATGAAAGGATGTAACTGCTTCAGGTATTGCACAGTCAGCTGAATAGACGGCTGATCCTTGAATTCCTTGATAAACCTCGCTGCAGCTTCCTCCCACAGCCTTACTTGCTTGATCCCATATACCTTTTGCTGTCTCAACTGCTCCAGGCGGTGGATCAGATAACGCTCGGCTTCTTGCCGGTCACTGACTCCAGTGCTTTCATAAAGTCGTACTCCGTCGATCTTTTTATCGATGTGCCAGATCCCGTTTCTTTGCGAGAGACCTGTGATCGTTTTTCGCGCCATGGCTTAACTCCTGTACGGCGCTCGCTGCGGGCGGATTGTTGCCCCGTAACGCCTTTCTTTTCAATCGCTGCCTGCTCAACGTATGCATCTGCCCAGGCATCCAACTCTTCTCGGTCGAAGCCGACGCCCCGCATTCCTATGGGGAATTCCCGGACATGGGGCCTAACAGTCTTATTGAACTCATCCCGGCACATGCCGAGGTAGCCCGGCGCGTCACCGGCTCGGATAAATCGCGGGGGATAGGCTGGTTGGCCCATAGCAATGCCTCCTGCAGGGCAGGTGTATATAAAGGAAGGGGGTTGGGGGTTGCTTAAATCTTGGCTGCTAAGGTATTACCCACGGCTAATCAAGTCGGATTAAATGTGAGCAAGATGGCGTTAGAACCTAAAGATGCATTAACACTGGTTGTTTCAGGATTGGCCCTGATAGTTTCTCTGATAACCTTCTACTTTTCTCATTTGCATAAGCCGTCTTCAGCGTTACTAGCCTTTCTTAGTAGAGATTACTCAGGCGATCGGTTAAAAGATGGAAAAGTAGTAGAAAAGGGTAAAAGATTTCTCTATTACACCCTTAGTAATACGGGTAAGCAGTCCCTTTACATCAAAGAAATCGAGCTTCTAAAAGGTCCGTCTCCATTGGGGCATTTGAGGTTTCCAGGCTCTTTCATGGTGTTGGAATCATCAAGGGTAGAGTCCTTCGTATTGGCGCCTGGCGAAGTATTCCCTTTTACTATATCTAGCGAGCATCTCAGTAAAAAACGAAGCCAAACCGACTCATTAAATGACGAGTTTGAGATAATCTCCGTCGAGATAATATCGGCCGACGGCAATCGATATCAGATGTCTCATAATATTACCAACCTTCCGGTGCATGGATTAGATTTGGATGATCCAATATTTGATGGCGTAACTTTAGGAAGGCCGGTAAGGCTTGGGGGGTATGTTTAAATTACCACTGCACTCCTGCTCCCGGGTCGAAGCAGATTGCAACGACCCAGATAAAGCAAAAGAGAAAGATCCATGCTGCATAGTCAGTCGCTGTCATAACTGGTCTCCCAGGTAAACATCACAAACGGCAGAAGGAATGCCCACATGGGCGACTGGTAGAGCGCAAGGTAGGCAACCGATGCGGTCAGTGCGGCGATGACAACAATCATGGATGCTGCTCCTGCATGGCTGCATCTACAGAGGCATCAAGATAATCGGATGTATCAGGAAGACAGACATTAGGCCAAGGAAGCGGCTTGAACACCAACTTAAAACCCTCTTCTGTCTCCGAGCCTAATACCTGATTACGCAGCCAGCGATACCGATCAGCATCGTCCTTCAGCCGCTCTACCTCTGCGCATGTCGCTCCGTACTTTGCATCTAGGGAGCAGAACGCAGCCCATTTTTCCTCATTGGCTTTCGTCAATTGATCATTCTGAGCTTTCAGCGCTTCATGCTTGTTGTGCAGGTCTATGTAGTCCTGCTGTAGCGCGTCGGTCAGCTCGCATTCCACTTTTAAGCGTCTATACAGGCTGCGCAGGTCAGCAGCGGCTATAGACAGAATGCATGGGCGGTAATGTTGCTGATCTAGCCAGAACGCCAGCGCCTCTAAACGCTCGTCAACGTCAGGATTATTGAAGCTGCGATTCAATCGATCCTCTGCTTTCTCATCCACCGGCTGGGGTGCGGCATAGACCGGAACCCACTCATAGCCATCGTCTAGTGTGTCGCCTTGGGTGTTGCTTATGCAGCCTGAATCAGAGTCGTAATCAACTTCACCGTCTCGCATCAGGACATACGCTACTGGCTCGCTCATTCCTCATCTCCCGGGCTAAGTGCTTCTTCGAGCGTGTCTATGGCAACCTTGTTTTCGCCATGCTCCAAGGCATTGAGCGCATCCTGAATGGCAGATCTCAGGCTTTTAATTTCATCCTTCGCCGCATCCCGCTCAGCTTCACGTGTGGCTATCTCTTCATGCAGATCATCAAACGTATCCATCACAAAACTCCTTCTTGTCGATAAACGCTGTAGTGCAGATAGATGAACACTGCCGCTACGATTAGCCATGCAATCCAATACAGATTCTTCTTCATCGCTGCCTCTGCCATACATTGGCGTTGCGGAAGTGTTCCCAACGCACTTGTATGCACTTGAACGCAGCGATGTTCTCCAGCTCCACGCCATCCGTCAGGGTGAGCAAGACCCGATACCGGACACCTGTCGGTACGTGCAGCCACACGGAAGCCTCAACGGCCGTTGATTCTCGTAAGGTGGTCATATCAGCCTCCGCAGAAGCCTGAATCACAGCCAGAGCCAGGGCCGAACATATCCATCTGGTCGCGGCTACGTAGAGCGGATGCCCACTTAATAACGTCCCTAATGCCTGTGGCATTCTTTTTCTTAGCTGGGCGAAACATAACCCTGGGCTTTCCCTTGCTTGTGCATCCCATCTCTTTCTCAGTGATGTCGATCAGTGCTATGCGGTCCTCAGTCAATGCCCGTAGGTCATCAATGTTCGCGTTGACACACGGGAAGCACTCCATCGAGCGATGCGGAAGAATCTCTATTCCTGCGCGAAGTAAAAGCTCATTTCTGTCCGCATCCGAATGCCGGACGAGTGGCTGCCAGAGCGATCTGCCGCCGTGCCTGGGCGACTCTTCTATATATTCTTCGGCAGTTGATCGGTGATTACTTTCGCTACGACGTACACCTGTTAGGCATATCGCGTCTTTATCTGGATCATTAGCGTCTAGCCACTCAAGGGCGGGAAGTACCTTTAGTTCTGAAGTGCAGAAGGAGGCGGAGCCGCCACCCATAGGCCAGCCTTTCTTTCGCTTAACCAGAGATACCATCCCCTCTGAGACGGTCCTGACAGGCGTAAAGCCATAAGAGCGTGCCAGCGCTTCGCCTTGCTCAACACGTTCATGCCACCAGTCAGCAGCCCAGCCAGTGTCTGAATAAAGGCAGACGACATTCTTTAGCTTGTTCTCATATGCCCAGCGGATTAGGGCTATAGAGTCATTTCCATACGAGCAGAAGATTACGTACGCAGGCCGTAGCGGCTGCGCTGCTTCATTTGTGGTCATGGTGGTGTCCTAGGCGTCGTAATAGCCAGCAAGCCATGCGCAGCGCTTGCGTATCTGTGTGCGGCCATAGGGGCAGGATTTCTCAGGAAGCGAGCAATCACGCGCCGCCTTTCCTTCGAAGTACTCATCATCCATATCGCTGGACAGGAGCAACTGCCGGTGTACCGCTGCGCTAATGGCTTCAGGGGATCGGTGTTTCATTGCGAGTGTCATGTTCGCCTCCTACTACTGGGCACTGAATTCGGGTGTTCCTGGCAGGCGAAAATCTGTTCGGATGTTGTAAGGGCGGGGAGAGGGGATGCAGTACCCCAACTCCGTTACCTGCTTACCGCTGGCTAGATACGCCTCAAGGGCACTAGCTAGCTGGTCACGAGTGGATTGCCGTTGCGTGATTGCGCGGGTGTCTACAAGCATGATGAGCACCAACAAAAAGGACGCCGAAGCGCCCTTTAAACAGTGATTGATCAGAAGGGAATATCGTCATCGAAGTCGCTGTAGTCAGGGGCAGGCTGAGCTTGTGGCCGCGGCTGTGTCTGTGGTCTTTGCTGACGTGGCTGACTGTCACCGTCTGGCTTGCCACCAAGAAGCTGCATCGTCCCGCTCATGCCTACCAGCACCTCAGTCGTGTACTGGTCCTGACCTTGCTGGTTCTGCCATTTGCGCGTTCGTAGCTGGCCCTCAACGTATATCTGCGACCCTTTGCGCACGTATTCGCCGACGATCTCAGCCAGCTTTCCGCTAAAAACTACGCGGTGCCACTCAGTCCTTTCCTGAAGCTGACCTGTCTGCTTGTCCTTCCAGCTCTCACTGGTGGCTAGCGTTACGTTGGCAAAGGCGCTACCGCTAGGTGCGTAGCGAACCTCAGGATCACCACCACAGTTACCAATAAGAATTACGCGATTTACGCCTCTACTTGCCATTTATTCTTTCCTTAGCGTGTAGCCTGGTATGTTCCGAACGAGTCATGACCTCAAGGTTGGCTGGATCGTTGTTCGCTCGGTTGTGATCTATATGGTGAACTACTTCATCAGGACGTAATGGCCGCCCAAGAATCATTTCAGCTACTACTTGATGTTGGGATCGGCCTTTATCTTTACCGCGGGTGATCGAAATGTAGCCATTTGATTTAAGGCTCCAGCCCTTAGCATTCGCTTCGCCTCTGCGAGAGGCAGACTCGCTGATAGAGCGCTTATGCGATTCGGTGAATACTCTGTTTTTTCCTCGCAAGCCGCTCCCAAGCCGCCCTTCAGATGCTGCTTTCCTTACTCCTTCTGCCCTTGTGCGAAGAACTCCAGCCTGTAGAGCAGCTTTTCTAACTCTGCTCCTAGACACTTCATACCTTTCGGCAATAACCGGTATGCTGTCGCCAGCCACATAATCAGCGACTAAGACTTCGTTATCTGTCGTCATAACTCATACTCATCATCAGGCTGCGTTTTGGCGTTCCTGATACTTCTTGGCAGCCGATTCCAGGCTGGCCACTACATTGTCGTAAACGTCTGTGGTCATCTTGGTTGCGTCTGGGTAGTCAGCTTCGAACTTGCTTTGGACGACAGGGCTGCACCCGTTCAGAGCTGCTTCCAAACGATTGAGCTGCTGCTTGCTGATGCACTGCGGAGCAGGTTGAGCCTTTCCACTAGCCGCACTGCCGTCATCATCTTCCTGGGCGATTCCGGCGAAGGCTGCCAAGCTATAGCGCCTGTAATACGTGATTGCACTGCCTACGCCTTGTGGGTCTAGCTTCGAGCATGGGCCTAGGAGGGTGTTGGCTATCCACTGTCCCGACTCGTGCATCAGGACCGTCTCAACGCTTACCTTGCCGTCTTCAAACCCTGGCATCTGTACGATGGACAGGCCGTGCTTGCTTAGCACTGGGCGAGAGGTATTCAGGATCTCGGCTAAATCCGCATATTTGTTGCGAAAATGAGGGTTGATGCTGCCTTTCGCTGCGTTCTCGATTTCCGCCTGAGCAGCAGCAAGCGCCTTTGCCAGGTCGGCAATGGTTTCGGACATTTTCAAGATTGTGTCTCCAGCAGAATGCTGAGGTAGGTATTAAACGAAGCACATGCCTGAAGTGCAGCGACCAGTGAACAGGTCGTCAGGCTTGGAAAAGTCAGCTTCAGAGAGAGGTCTTCCGGTATCTGTCAGCCAAAGGTCTTCATCTTTGGTCTGTATATGCTTTTCAAACTCGACAGCTTTTGCGAAGTCGGCCGGAGCGTTGATTCGCTGCCATTCCCACTCATGATGGGGCTTATTTGGGCACATCCAGCACGAAGACCGAGGCGGATCAGGCCAGCCCATACGCTTGACCAGGGCGATGCAGTCACCTCTTGTCATACGCCGCTCAATGAGTGGGTACTTGTTCTGCCACTTTCCAACCGGCTGGGTGACTCGCTTCATCTCGTCGATAGTGAAGCCGATCCATACATCAGCTTGTTTGACGCCTTGCTCAACAGCCCAGCGTCGCATAACGCGCTGCTTCCATTCGTTGCTGCAGTAGGTTGGAAGCTTTCCGATGGAACCGCTTTCAGTTGTGAAGGCGGGAATCAAGACATCATCGTTACGCATGAGGTCAACAGTTGCGTAATCGCTCTTTGGGATCACATGAAGAATCACACCAGCTGCCTTGAGTGCTGGCATAACCCACTTATCTAGGTAATCCCACGTCGTGCTCAGCTCACGCTCTGTATCAACGATTATGGAAAGGTCAGGGGACAGCTCACCCTGGCATATAAGAGCGGCAATTGCAGTGGATTGGGTTCCGCCGCCGCTGCTCCATATTTGAGTTCGACCAGATTCGCTCATGCCCGCATCTCCAACATATAGCGATGAACCCAGATCCAGCCTGCATCTGTCTTCTGCCTGCGCACTTGACGCGGATACTTACTGATGCCCTTGGCTACAGCGATACGGAAGCAGTCAGCTTCAGTGCGGCCTACGACTTCTTGAATGCTCATGCTGCTAACGCTCCCATTACCTGACGACGCTCACCAGCCAACTTGTCTAGCCTGCGTACATAGTGGTTTCGCATGTCCTGACTGATGAAGTCAGCCGCGTGATAGGCCTCAATGAAGCCCCATGCAGCCCAGTAGTCAGCGGTGAGGTGAGCCGAACATATCAGGCTCATAATCTGGTCTTCTATGATTCGCTCAGCTCTTGCTCTGTCCATTACGCTCTCCTTGGCATGATGTCTGGCTGGCCTATCAGTGCGGCCATGCGATCTAGTGTTTGGGTGATACGGGCCTGCTTCTGCTTGGCCCTGACTTCAGGCGGGTATTGATGGAACTGGGCCATGCGCTCTTCATGAGCAGCCTTGCGGGCTTCCTCTTCCTTCTGCTTGCGGTAAGCGGTGCCGTCTAACTCATCAGCTTCACTGCCCAGCTCACAGATGCGCTTCCATTCGGCTGAGTTGAAGTCTCGACGCTCACTCATATAGAAGGCTGTGCTGAGCCGCTTAGCTTCCTTGCGAAGCTCGTCAGCTCTAGTGAGTCGTTCGTAAAGGTCCATTCCTCAATCCTTGCTGGATACGCTGCTCCAGCCGCTCTGCACGCTCTATCAACATCTCTGCTACAAAGGAATCCTGCGCAGCCGCCTGCTGCCGATAGCGCTGGGCTTCGGCCAAAACTTGTTGGTTTGTCATGGGGTATCTCGGAGAAGGTTGTACTGGTGAAGAGCTAGCCTGAGATTCGAACTCAGATCTCCCTTAGGCGCATGAACCGTTTCTGCTACCTAGCTCTTCCCACTACAACCTGAAGCCATACCCCTCTAGCGAGGGGCAGGGAACTGCTTACCGCTTAAGCGGGGCAGGTGGTGCGGTTATTTGTTGCTGTTTGCCTTGGTTGCTTCTTCAAGCTTGCGAGACAGCCAGCGGATTCGATCCTTGGCGGCTGTCAGATAAGCGATAGGCATATGCGCCTTGCCAGCTATCACGTCTTCTATGCGGGGCATCGTGTCGCCATGCATGAACACAGCATTGGCTAACTCATCGTCAGTCATGTCGCCCATGGCTAACTCAGCTCGCTCGCACTTGTATCGATCACCGTGCGGGTCAGCTTCGCCATTTGCTGCCCACCGTGAAGATGGGGTTGGGTTGTTATCGCTCATCTCATCATCTCCATTGCATAGGGATGCCATGTGGCTAAGAGGGGTTACTTGATTGCTATGGATGCGATGTCTTCAATGATCGTTGCGTAGATGCCTTGCGCTGTCTTTATGCTTACCGGAACAAGGATGAAGCCCTGATTCCAAAGCTCTACAACCTCACCAGGCCTGTCGATCGACACAGCGGCACAGCGCTTAGTGCTTGGGTCTATAGCGGCAATGGCTTTATCCATCACGCCCTCCCGCTCATATCAGGCAGGTCCAGCCACAACAGAAACAGCGCGGCGATCAGTAGTAGTAGGTTCATAGTGGTCCCTCCAGTGGATACAAGTGATAGCCAACTTCACGAGCTGGCTACCTTGAATTCACTGTTTCAAAGAACTTGGTTCTAGTCGGTCCCTCTGGACAAACCATTGAGGGGCTAGGGGATCATTTCGCTGTCCCGGCTATCCGTTAGGAGTGTTTGCCGCCGTGTTGGCTGGCATGGGTAAACAATACAATCTGTATTCATAGGTGTCAATACGAAATGTACTAAAAAAATACGAGCGCATGAAAAAGCCCGTACTGAGACGGGCTTTGAGAACTTGGAGATGTTAGAAGTAGAGCCGCTTACTGGTTATGTGTGATCGCAGGATATTCCAAGGCCCAGAATTGCCATCTTCAAAATGACTCTGGACAAGGCCTGACAACATATCTGCAAACTGTACGTTTTGACTCTTGCAGCTATCACATGGCTGAGTATTTATGACGCAAGAGCTATTTAGCTCGCACCAAAGCTTCGTTTGAAGATAATCGTGCAGGCTATTACCGCTTTCAACTTTTACGCTTCTTGGATCAGGGACAAATGAGACCCGATCATGAGCACTCATCTCATCAAGCAAAGAAAGCCCAATCATATAGTTGTAAAGCTTGTTTGCGTCTTGCCGAATATGGTTTTGAACTCTTTCCTTGCGAACCGTTATGGAAAGAAATTTGATTTCTCCATCATTCTCAAGAAAGAGCTTTCGTGCAGACTCAGCAAAATACAGGCGTTCGGCTGCGTTCATGCCAGACCATTTCTTTTCTTGCTCAAAAGGCCATTTAAACTGCTTATACAGTTTCTTGACAGCTCTTTTAGAGAGGCTTCGCTTTTCTGGGCTAGCTACTAAAGAAGCTATAGTGAGATAACGGCTAGATCCGCCGTTTCGATATGGAAGATCAAACTTCCATCCTAGATCACCGCTTTCATCCAAGAAAATACAACGTTCAGTCATAGAACACGGCTTTTAATAAGGGGGCGCATACCCTAGGGCCGACGCTCTTACAGAGCGCTTACGATACGTTTTACGCGTCGCGGTTAACCTAGGCTTTACATGCGCCAGAAGCAAATAATACAACCTTATTAGGTTGAGGTCAATTAAGTTGACATAACAGCTGTTAATCCCAGCTTATTAGACCGGGATGGTAGCTCTAACAACAACGCCGATTATACGGCAGTTTCCATTGATCTTAATCAGAGGATAGCTGGGGTTTAGCGGCTTCAGGAAACGCTGTCCAGCGTCTTCTACAAACATCTTGAACGTCGCTTCGTTACTGTCAACAAGCTTAGCAACAACAAGCTTTCCAGATATAGGCTCTATGCCAGTATCAACCAACACTTTCGCGCCTTCGGGAATACTGCGGCCAGCAGGGGCAGTCATTGAGTCGCCTTTGACTTCCAACCAGAAAGCCTTTCCTTTTGCTTGATAATCACTCACTTCGAGAGGCCCATCATCGCCAGGGTAGGCCGGTTCTAGAGCTTCTGCCCATGCGCCAGCCTGAACCCAGCTTAAAACTGGATATTTGAACAGGTTCTCGGAGTGTAGTAGCAAGTCAACATTAGCATCAAAGCTATTTTTAACAGAATCATTCTCTACAGCCTGAAGAAGCGAAATTCCCAGCTCCTTCATGATGCGGTTAATCATCTCCAGCTTTGGCTCTCGGCGTTCATTCAGCCAATGACCTATCGCGCCCTGAGTAACACCCAAGCGTTCTGCTAGCTGCTCTTGCGTGATGCCAATTTCCGACATGCGGGCCTTGGCTCTTTGGGTCCATTTTTCCATGCGCGGCATATTACGCGCTGTATTAATACGATCAACACACATACTGTATTGCATTCTTGCACTCTTCCAGTACAAAATGTATTATAAGTTCAACAGACGAGGACGCTTTATGAGCAACCTGAAGGAAATACGTAAGCGGGTTGGCTTAACACAAGCCGAACTCGCCGCCGCAGTAGGTTTAACCCAAGGGGCAATTGCCCACTACGAAAACGAACGGCGAGAGCCTGGATTAGATGAATGCCGATTGATTCTTAAAGCCCTGAATAAGAAAGGCGCTAAGACATCTCTCGACAAACTCTTTCCTCCCAAACAACCAGCAGCAGCTTAACCGCACCACAGGAGCAGTACCCGCAATGAGCAACCGTAGTACGTACCCGTACCCCACAAAGGCAATGCATGACAACGAGATCAAGATCCGCCTTGACGCTGAAACCTACCGGCTAATTGAAGCCCTGGCTCAGTTTCACAACGTTAAGCGCGCCGTTGTTGCTCGTGACCTCTTAGAAGCCCAATTAGCTGCTCTGTATACCGATTATAACGAAGACGAAACCGCGGCCTGAAGGCCCTAGGGCAGGGCCTATGAATGAGCAATCCGTTGTACTTCGACACAAGGCTAAAGCCGCACTCAAGGCTGAGGCAGAAAGATTAGGGATAAGCGAGGAGGAGCTTGCAGTAGGGATGTTGAAAGACGAGTTGAGAAAGAGATTTGTACCCAAGATCACCAGGGCATCGATCCACTCAATTCGGCAGAAGCGTAACGGGACAGATGATTAGACATGAAAAAGCCGGTGGCTAGACCGGCTTAATCAACAACACTTCGCGAGACAGATGATGACAAACGTAATCCAGCTTAGCAAGTCCCAAGGGTTCACCCGCATGGACAACAGCCTTATCGATGCTTTGATGGCTGTCGACCTGCCAGCTCGTGAGTTGAAGGTATCGCTCTTCATCGCTAAGGCGACGATCAATTTTCAGACTGGCCCGGTACGCATCAAGGCAACTGACGTATCCAAAGCAACAAACATCCATCCTGACGTTGTATCCAAGGCAATCAGCCATCTGCTGAAGCGTCGGATCATCTTCCGTGTTGGTGGTGCTCGTGGCGATATCGGTCTTTGCGACCCTAAAGAATGGACCTATTACGAGTGTCCGAATCAGACCAACAGAGCCGACTCGGATCATAATGGCAACGTCGTCGAAATGGCGAAACAGACCAAAACTGACGACTCCCTTCTTTATACTAAGAATAAACCCCTAGTAACTGTTCCTACGGAACAGATTACTGCCCCCCAGGGGGCTGCTCAGGCCGATCAAAGCGAACAAGGCGAAGAGCCAGTCGAACAGGATCAGCCTGAAGACATCGCCAAGCCTGTCCTGGTTACTTACGACGGTGAAGACTTCACGGTTGATTCCTCCCTGATCACCAAATGGACCAAGGCTTATGCGCCGATCGACGTTGAGTCTGAGATCGTCCGAGCTGCTGCCTGGGCTGGCTCCAACCGTCCGAAGAAAGATTGGCGTCGCTTTCTGGTCAAGTGGCTGAGCAAGGCGTTCAAGGAAAATCCAAACGGCGCAGACGAAACAAACATCCCTGTAGACAAGATCATTGCCCTGTACCACAAGGCTTGCCCGAATCTGCCTAAGGTCGCCGTAGAGACTGACCGCAAGCTTCGCAGCATGATCGTTGAGCGCTGGAACGAGGTGGATACTCACCAGAACAGCGGGTTCTGGAAATCTCAGTTCGAGCGGGCAAACCTGCTGAACGATGTTTACTACTGCGGTGAGCGAGTAAAGCCCCGCCTTGAAGTGATTTGCAGTCGTGCTGTGTTCCGTCGTCTGGAGGAACAAGCATGATCGAACTTCATAGCCTGGAAGCTGAGCACGGCCTGTTGGGCGCAATGCTGATGCAGCCTCACCTGATCGACGTGCTAAGTGATGACCTGTCTGCTGATGCTTTCGCATGGCAGGAAAACTCTGACCTGTTCCGCTTGATCCTGACTCTGCACGACGAAGGACAGCCGGTAGATGTCATCACCCTTAGCGATCGCAAAGCCATGTTGGCAAATGACGTGAAAACGTTGCCCTATGCCGCGGAGATTCAGGCCAACACGCCAAGCGTTGCCAATGCCAAGACCTACGCCAAGATCGTTCGGGAGCGGGCCATTTCTCGCCAGATTGCCAATGCCGCGTCTCAGATTCTGGAAATTGCCCATGATCAGGCAAGCATCGAAGACAAGCTGGCTCAAGCCCAGTCGGTAGTGATGTCGCTGGACCTGAAAGGCGCGGGCGGTGAAGCCAAAATGATGGCCGATATCCTGAGAAGCCACGTTGAGATTCTTCAGGCCCGTCATGATCGATCCATTCAGGGCATCACGATCGAAGGTTTGTCCACTGGCATTCCTGATCTGGACAAGTACACCCAAGGTTTAAAGGCTGGGCAGATGATCGTTGTGGCTGGTCGTCCAGCGATGGGTAAGACAACCCTAGCTATGAACGTGGCTGCTGATGTCGCTATCAACCAGAAGAAGCCTGTTGTTGTTATCAGCCTGGAGATGAGCGAAGAGCAGCTGACTGATCGCCTCCTAGCAGCGGTTGGCGGTATTCCATTACCAGACCTAAAAAACGGTAACTGCACACACAAGCATATGGTCGAGTTGGCCGCGGCAACCCTCAAGTTGCGTGATGCGCCGATCGCTGTATCTGACGTGCCGGTAATGACCATGCCACGCATACGCGCAGTAGCACGCCGTCTCAAGCACAAGATGGGCGGTATAGGACTTCTGGTCGTCGATTACCTAGGTCTAGTTGAGGGCGATGGTAATGGCCGGACTGAAGACGTTACCGCCATGTCCCGCCAGATCAAGCTACTGGCTCGTGAGCTGGGCTGCCCGGTGATGATCCTCTGCCAGTTAAACCGCGGCTGTGAGGCTCGCCCTGACAAGCGCCCAGTCCTGAGTGATCTGCGTGAATCAGGCGCGATCGAGCAAGATGCCGATATTGTGATGTTCGTGTACCGAGACGAAGTGTACTTCCCAAACACCCAAGACAAAGGAATTGGCGAAGTCCTCATCCGAAAGAATCGTGACGGTGAGATTGGCACCGTTCTTACCTGTTTCCAAGGTGATAAGTCCCGTTTCATACCTTTAGCTAACTATGCCCGAGCTGTTGAAGCAGGGGAGGACTGGTAATGAGCGATAGAAGAACGGTTTACCACCACTTGGGATATCGGCTCCGCTCCTATACCGAACTCGTATGGGCTCGGCTAATGGATTCGGTAGGAATCTTCTACCTATATGAGCCTCATCTTCAGCAGGTCACAGATGGTTTCTACCTGCCTGACTTCTATCTGCCTCATGTCGATATCTACCTGGAAGTTAAAGGCAAGTATCCGACAGAGGAAGAGCTGCGCAAGGCTCAGGATGTTATCGACAGGACCGGTAAACATGTCGCTTTCCTGGTAGCTCGTCCCGAAAGCGACAAGTACGGCTTCTGTAATTGCTGCCTGATTGTTCGAGGGCGTTATCGCTGGGCTGATGTATCCCTCCATGACCTTGACCAGATCTTCAAGATCAAGGCCGGTCACGACGCATGGGTAGTAGCGTTGCTTTCAGTCCGTGAAACAGAAATGGACACAGTTAGACCGCTCGGTGAAGTAATGGAAGAAGTCTGTATGGGCTTCATGGATCGATCGACTATGGAGACTCATCTTCGGATGACTCACCTCCGGGTTAATGAAGCGCGTAGCCAAGAGCCACATGAAATCTCTTTGGCAGAACAAGGCCTCAAGTGGTGGTTCGATAGCCGTGCATACATGAGGGCTGAGTGGGCAGCAGAGCGGCAGGAGGCCAGAGCATGACCATCCACACCCTAACCACAGAGACGCTAGTAGAGCTTTCTGAGCGCGCCTGGATTGAAGGCTACGACCGTGCCTGCAATGTGGCTGAGAAAGGCGTAAATCCGGCGAGCATGAAGAACACAGCTAGTTATCACCACTTCCGCTGTCAGGACGTAGAGCGGCTGATGAGTTGGCTGGAGGGGAAGCGATGAATCACGAAATGGCTGCTTACATCGGCTGGGCGTTCATGGGATTCAGTTCAGCTCTATTTCTGGCTGGCCTGCTGGGCTTAGCTATCTACCTCGTCAACTACTGCGGGAAAACACTTTTCGACAAGCTCCAAGCTCTCTACGACCTGCATACATTGCGTAACCATCTGCTGATGCTTGAGGCGGAAGGCAAGCTACTGCGCAAGCAGACGGAGGATCGCAATGGCTGAGCGTGTATTCCACATCCATCAGGAGGCTGGCCTACGCGCCGCCTTCCTCGCAGCCTGGAACCTAGCCGGTGGAATGATCGGCAAAGCCAAGCATGGGCTTGAGATTGTCATTCGCCCCATGAAGGACAAGCGCAGCGTCCAGCAGAACCGCAGATATTGGCTCTTGCTGCGCGAGCTGGCAGCCACGGCCTGGATCGATGGCAAGCAGTTCAGTGACCAGACATGGCATGAGCACTGTAAGCGCACCTTCATTGGCTGCGAGGAATTGGCTATGCCCGATGGCACAACCGAGCTGCGCGGCATCAGCACCACGAAGCTAAGCGTCGATGAGTTCGGCGAATACATGGTTCAGATCGAGCAATGGGCAGCAGAGCAGGGATGGCCGCTTATGGCGGGTGAATGGAGGCAAGCAGCATGAGCAATGTTAGAGCTTTTCTTAGGCTGGCAAGAGCCTACCCATGGCTATTCATAGCTAGCTGCCTATACGTACTCGTGCCCAGCTTGCTCATGCTTTATGCGCTTAAGGAGGCACTCAAATGACTTTCCTCCGTCAGCGCCAACCCGCCTACCGATCAGAGAAATGGCTAGCGGCCGTCCGGTCATTGGAGAACTGCGTGCTGTGTGGGGCCTATGGCGTACAGGCAGCGCATGTAAACCGTGGAAAAGGAATGAGCCAGAAAACCGATGACTGCCTGACTGCAGCTCTATGCCCGTCATGTCATCACCAGATCGACAATGGACACAGCCTGAGCCGTGAAGAGCGCCGCGCCGAACTAGACAAGGCCGTTGTCCTGACCCTCCAGCAGTTGGCCCAGCGCGGCCTGATCGATGTCAAGAAGGTGAAGCCATGACAGGGATGATCATCAATAACCAAAACCCGAGCGCCGTCACGGTCGAGCATGACGACATCAAAGAGACGTTTCCTAACTTCCAGGCTGCATGTGCGTACGCCGACACGGTGAGAGAGAAGCGCTTTCCCCAGTGGCCGGCAGACCAGATCGACATGTTCCCTCATGCCAATGCGTTCGATGAAGACCGAATGGACCGGATTGGACAGAACGGCCCTGACGGCTTGGCGTACGAGGGAGTAGGGAAGGAGTGGCTTGAGTTGTATGGCCTGCTTGGGAGTGTGGAATGAGTGAATACCTCGAACAGTGTGCAGTCGTTCGCTGGTTCAAGCTCCAGTACCCAGCCTTCAAGGGATGTCTCTTTGCCATCCCTAACGGCTCACACCTCGCAGGAACGCCTATACAGCGCGCCAAGAAGGTTCAGCGCATGAAGGCGGAGGGTTTTACGCCCGGAGTCTCAGACCTCTTCCTGATGCTTCCTAGGGGCTCATACGCGGGCCTCTGGATTGAGATGAAAAAGAAGAAGTACTCACCATCCGACGTGAGCGAGGAACAGCGCGCATTCATCGAGCGCGCCAAGCAACAAGGTTATCAAGCAGTAGTATGTGGCGGCTTTGAGGCTGCTCAACAGGTAATCCGTGAATACTTGGAGGTGGCCCAATGCGCCTGAATTCCCTGAAGTCCGCTCGTTTAGCTTGGCACGATTGTTTCCACGTTGAATGCAACAGCACTACCGGCCACACCGAGCAAGTTGCCACGTTAGGCATGGTGTTCGGTGGAGGATGGGCCGAGAAGAAATTCAAGGAAACCAACCCGGACGGAACGGTAAGCACCTTTAGCCAATGGGTATGGGTCGAGAAGCCCATGGATACGCGCGTAGCGAAGCGAAAGAGCACGCAGGTAGCAATAGAAGGGGCTTTGCGCGGACGCATCCAGAGCGCGATTGGAGGGCTTCCAAGTCATCTGAGGGCTTTTGGTAATGCGATGTACCATCCAACCCTCTTCCAAGATCCCGATACCGTCGATGCATGCTCTGAAGTCGTCTTCAGGATGGCTTACATGAAAGGCGAGCGGATGTATGCGAAGAAAATGGAAAAGGCTCGCTATGTGGCTGCTGGCATTTTCCGTCGTTATCGGCAGCGTCACCAGGGAGGCCAGAGCGAAGGCGGAGATCGGATCGGCAACTATCACAGCCTGGACAAGCCGGAGTTCTTCCGCGCTTGGTTGTTGGATGAGTACGGAGTAAGCCTTGCCTCTGAGAACTGGACTAGCCAGTGGAGCGATTTCATTCAGAACTGCTTCGATGCTTGTAACGACTTGGATAAAGAGGCTCTTGCGCCAGTGGCCCGGTGTATCGGGATGATCAAGGAAGCTGCGTGAGCGACCAATGGTAATGTTATAATATTTGACAGAAATTTTCGGGTAGCCTAGTATTCTTTCTATCTTGTAAAGTCTCACCCCAAAGAACCCGGCCAATGTGTCGGGTTTTTTATTGCCTGGAGAAAAGATGAGCCTCAGCACATTGCTGATCTTCGTTCTGTCCATGGCACTAGCCTTCGGCGTTGGATTTGGAGCGGGCATCCGCTACGAAAGACGCCATGAAAGGCCCTAATTCGTCCCTATGCATGCGTGTTCCACTTGGATAACAGCACCATGCGGGACCGAATGACAGGTATGGATTGGCTGAAGCCGGTCGCCTGTCACCCTATTAAGCCCACCACCGGAGAGGGCCAGATGTTCGAGTCCTTACCAACCGACCTAAAAGGCTGGATAGGCTGGGTCGGTATGGCTGTGGTCACTGCAATCGTCTATTTCCCGAAAGTCTGGGGAGAAAGACGAGGTGACAACAAGGAAATCGACCGCCTATCAGCCGCATTAGCTGAAGAACGCCAAGCACGAAAGGATGCGGAGTCGCAAAACAAGGAGATGATGCTGCGTTTCTTTGAACAGAACGCCACCAACGCACGCCTCGAAGAGCAGATGAAGCACCTGTCTGAGCAGAACGAAGAGCTAAGGCAGGAGATTTCACAGCTGCGTGCGGAACTCCAGCAGGTACGCGGAAATGCCTGATTCAATGGCAAGAGAGAAAACCAGAACTCAGCGGATGTGGGATGCCCACGGCAGCTGGCTTTTGCTGTTTGTCATAGCCATCTCCTGCTTTATGGGTGGGAGTGCCTTCAATGCAGCCAGTACGGGCCAGACCATCAAGGTTTTATCTGACTCCTATGAGCGTCAGGAAAACGCTAACCGTCTGCGAATCCGTGAACTCAACGATGAGAACAGGGAATTAGCCAAACAACTGGCTCAGGCTGTTCAGAAAGCTGACCAGGCAGTAGCGAAGGCTTCCGAGATCGTTGAGAAAGTAGAAAAAGTACAACCTAATCCGTAGGACGAATCATGGCTATCGACATGGCAAGGCTACAGCGTCGTCTTGCCGCCAAGGAAGACAAGCGCAACAAGCCATATCTAGACACAGAGGGGAAGCTGACCATCGGTATTGGTCGCAACCTCGACGACAAGGGCCTCAAAGACTCCGAGATCGCTTTCCTGCTAGCTAACGACATCGATGACGCCATGAATGACGCCAAGGCTATAGTGCCTCGGTATCAGTCACTCGATGGTGTGCGGCAGGAAGTCATGATCGAGATGGCATTCAATCTGGGTCGTGCTCGTCTGGCTGGCTTCAAGAAGATGCTCGCTGCAATCGGTAATCAGCAGTTCGACCTAGCCGCGGCTGAGATGCTGGACAGCAAGTGGGCCAGCCAAGTGAAAGGCCGCGCTCAAGAACTCGCCAAGGCAATGCGTACCGGCACCTGGGGCTGACATGAACCTACTCATCCCTCGCATATGGGCATACCTCGCGGTATTGGCCCTTGGTGTTGCGATATGGGGTCATGGCTGGGTGACAGGAGCAACCCACAACCAAGAGAAGGAACTGAAACAGACCGTCAAGGATGTTCAGGTACTCGTCAAGGTAAGAGATAGGGTAGTCACTCAGTATGTGGATAGAGAAAGGATCGTTTACAAGCAGGCCGACACCATCATCAAGCAGGTTCCGGTCTACATCACGCCTGAAGCTGATGATCAGTGCCCTGTGCCTGATGGCTTTATCCGCGTGCACGACGCAGCGGCCCGAGGAGTCAGTTTGGATGCTGCCCCCGGCACTCCTGATGCAACAACCCCGCGAGCTTCAACCGCTACCAGCAGGCCCTAAGGTCAAGCTGAGCACGATAGCGACAACCGTTACCGAGAATTACGCCGCCTGTAGAGCCAACGCTGAACAGCTCAGCAGCCTACAGCAGTGGATAACCGAGCAAGATCACATCATCAATGGCCAGTGACCGAGAACGTTGTCCGGCGCGGCAACCTAGGAGACCAGTCACATGGCCGTTAACAACCAAGTCAAGGCATTGCTACAGCAAGCCATTGACCTGATCGATGAAGAACCAGCGCCAAGCGTACCGACACCGACGCCGACACCAGCTCCAGAAACGCCCGTCGAAACTCCCGCCAAGCTGACTATCAACAGCTTCAGTAATGACGACTGGGACAATGGCGTCTACAAGAAGTCTTACAAAGCGCTTTCGATGCGTCCCGATGCTCGTATCGTCAAAGGTACAGTGCTTCGCCTGGCTAACACGCAGTCAGTCAACGTGATTGCAGTTCAGGCTGTAGGCGAGAACATCACAGTTAGTATTGATCAGGTGGTTAAGCCATCTGAGGTAGGCGGTAAGCCTTTCGAGATCGTTAAGACCCCTGTTGCTACGACGCCGGAAGCGCCTGTTACACCGTCCCAGCCAGCTCCTGTAACGCCAAATGTTCCAGCCAGCGATCCTGTAGCAGTGCCTGCGCCTAACACTGCTTTAAAACTACTGAACATTGCCATGCTGGGCTTGAACTTCGCGGCACACCCTAATGCATCGCAAGTGCAGCCGGGTGAAGCTGGTACTCATTTCAAATGGTTCAGCAAGAAGGACGTTGATTACTGGGTGGGTGAGATGGGCGTACGCCTGATCCGCTGGCCCTATGAGCTACAGCGTTCGATGGTAGCTGAGACATCGACTGGCCTGCCCAGCAAAACAGGACAACTAGATTCAACATTCGTAGCGAAGGTTAAAGAACGCTATGAGTGGATCAGAGCGGCTTCCAACGGTGAAGCCAAGATCATATTCGACCCTCACCACTACTGGCGTATCTGGCGAAACCAGACAGCTAGCGGCAAGCAGACCGGATCATTGCTAAGTGCCAGCCAAGCAGCAGGGCAAGGCGGTCGCTGGAAGGCTCAGGAACGCATTCTGATTGATGATGCTAACGGATGGGGCCCCAAAGAGCTTGGGCTGCATCTGGTCAACTTCATCAAGGCGCTAGACGACCCGATGGTCATCGGCTACGGCACTGGTAACGAGCCTTACCCCTCTGCGGGTGGATTCGATGGAATTGGTATTCAAGTACTGGAAAAGCGGATCGTAGACTTCCACAACATCATCCTGCCGATGATGCATGAAGTCACAGATAAGCCTGCATTCGTGTGTGGCAACCACTGGGCCAGTGCTCGTATGTGGGCCCAGGTAAGTGGCTCATTCGTAGATGGCATCAAAGACAAGAACGTCATCTTTGAATGGCATGGCTATGGCGACCTGGATAACAGCTCAAGCGGAGCCTACAGCAATGTCAGCACATTCCCAGCCGATCAACTGGTTAACGTCTTCAGCCCAGCCTTTGCCTACCACAGCAAGAAGGGTACACGCGGCTTTACTGGTGAAACGGGAATACCGCCCACCGATAGCGCCCGTACCATGCTCCAGAAGGCTCTAGAAGCTCACGAGAAGGCCAATGTACCTATGACCCTATGGGTAGGTGCCGGTGATGAAGCCATGAACGGCGAGAAAATGTATTTGGATACAGCAGATCACGCCAAGACCCGCGAAATGCTCAAGCCCTGGTTCGCTAAACGCTTCGCCGAATGGACTCCCGTCCGAGGATGAAAGCCATGACACAGTGGAAGGTAATAGACGCATCCGGTCGTGCCTTCCTTGTTGAGGCTTTGACCTATGTCCAAGACGAGCACAGTGCCCGCTTCTATGTGGGTGCTGAGCTGGTCAAGGAGATCCCTAGGGCTGTGTTCGTTGAGAGGGTGATTGAGTAATGGCACGCCTGAAGACACTGCAGCCCAGGGTAACCACCCATAAGCCCAGCCTAAAGACGATTAACTCAGATTCATGGCGAGCCACCAAGACCACTGCAGCAGAACGCGGCTATGGGTACAAGTGGCAGAAGGCAAGGCTAGAGCACCTGAGACAGTATCCTCTCTGCGCCTACTGTGGAGCTAATGGGCGTATCACTGCCGCAACAGTGGTTGACCACAAGACCCCACACCGTGGAGACATGAATCTCTTCTGGAGCCGAGCTAACTGGCAGAGTCTATGTAGCAACTGTCACAGCTCGGTGAAGCAGAGGGAGGAGTTTAGTTGTTAATCAACATCATCCGATGCGTTGTTGAATTTAGTGCGGTTTACCTCCCACGGGAGCGCCGGCTGGCCGCGTACTTTTTTGAATCGGCCTCGCGAAAAGAAGTATGTGCGGAGCTCTAAAAAGCGCCTGGGTTTCCGTCCCTCATAAGTGATGAGGAAGCAAATAAGTGGCTTTGTTGCCTCCTGCCATAAGCCATGGGTGCGATCAAGGGCAGCTTGTAGGTTATCCAGTGTGCTGTAACCAATGAAGGTGCAGAAAGCCGCTTGGCCTGAGCGCTCGAGCAGTTTATCGATCTCGTTGATGTCACTATCTGCGCTGCGCCATTCCCACTCGACAAAGGAGAGAGTCTCCCCATCAGGGAATCGCAAGACAGCATCGGTACGACCACCTTGCTCGAAAAATGCTCTAGCTCCCAGTAGGGTAGCGCACTGCCGCACGACCAAACCAAGATGGATAGTCCAATCCGCTCTGCCTGCTAGATCATGCGTTTCGGTCACCGGAAAGTCCCTGTACCAAAGGCAATTAAATAGTGTGATGAAGTCACGTTCTATCCGCTTCATTGCTACCCCTTAAAAATGGATTCTTAAGTGAGAGTAGCCTGCATTCCTGAATTTTATAGGTTCATGCTTTTTGCATGATTTAGGTCGATAAATTTCGCTGATAGAGGGGGGAGGGTCAAAAGCTTAGAGCTATCTGACACTAGACCGCCCCCGACCGCACGTGCAGATTTTATTCCCCAATTTAGGAACAAGTTAAATGCCCTTAACCGACAAGAAGCGGCGATTTGCTGATGCCCTCCTTTCGGGGGTGAGCAATCGTGACGCAGCAGTACAGGCTGGATACAGCGAAAAGACCGCATTCCAAGCAGGCTCTAAGCTTGCCAAAGATCCTGATGTGCTTGCTCACGTTGAACGACTTAGGAAAACAGAAGCTCCGAAGCCCGAAGTTAAACCTGAGCCAGTAAAAGTTAACTCAAACTATGAGCCGAAATCACCTTTAGACCCATTCGACCCGATAGCCTTTCTTGAGAGCCTGATGGGTAACGAGGTTGAAGACCCGAAGCTTCGCCTGGAGGCGGCTAAGGCCTTATTGCCTTATAAACACGCCAAGAAAGGTGAGGTCGGCAAGAAAGACGCAGCCAAAGATGCAGCCGCTCAAGCAGCCGCTGGCAGATTTGGTGTACGGCAACCTCCCAAGAATGTAGTGCCGATAGGTAGACGATGATGCAATGGACGACGTCATGCGTTGATTGGGAACGCCGGATCGTCGCCAAGGAATCGTTAATACCTCAAGGCCCCTTATTCCCTGACCAAGCCGCTGAAGCCCTTGAGGTGTTCGGCTCGCTGCGCATGGTGGATGCTACTGGCAGTCCGCTCATGTCTGAGACGGTGCGAGAATGGGTAAACGAGTTTGTAGCGGCCATCTTTGGGGCGTATGACCCTGATGAGGGTCGCCGGTTGATCAGTGAGTTCATGCTCCTGATCAGCAAGAAGAATGGTAAATCAACGATTGCGGCTGGCATTATGCTGACCGCCTTGATCCTGAACTGGCGGCCATCGGGTGAATTCATCATCCTAGCACCCACAAAGGAGATCGCTGATAACTCCTATGTACCCATCAGGGACATGATTGCAGCTGATCCAGAGTTAGCCGCACTGATTCAGGTACAAAACCACATCAGGACGGTGACTCATCGCCAGACAGGGGCAACCCTGAAAGTCGTGGCGGCTGATAACGACACCGTGTCGGGCAAGAAAGCCATTGGCATCTTTATTGATGAACTCTGGGTGTTCGGCAAGCGTCACGGTGCTGAAGCGATGCTTCGAGAGGCTACGGGTGGTCTTGCTTCCCGGCCTGAAGGCTTTGTTATCTACGCAACAACGCAGTCAGATGACCCACCTGCTGGGATATTTCGGCAAAAGCTGATGTATGCCCGTAGCGTTCGGGACGGAAAGACAGAGGACCGCTCATTCCTTCCAGTCCTGTACGAGTTTCCTCAGCACATGCTGGACGCTGGCGAGCATCGAAACTTCACCAATGCCTATATCACGAACCCTAATTTAGGGCTTTCGGTTGATGAACCCTTTATCGAAAGGGGATACAGGCAGGCTCAACTGGACGGGGAAGAGTCGTTCAGAGGCTTTCTGGCCAAGCATTTAAACGTAGAAATTGGTCTGGCACTGCGCTCTGACCGCTGGGCCGGTGCTGACTTCTGGGAGGTGCAAGGCAAGCTGCCAGGGTTGAGCCTAGAAGAGCTCATATCGCGCTCAGAAGTAATCGATATTGGTATCGACGGCGGCGGTCTTGATGACCTTCTTGGCTTTGGCGTCATGGGTCGTGACAAGAACACCCGCGAGTGGCTGCTATGGACCCATGCATGGGCGCATCCCTCGGTATTAGAGAGGCGCAAGGCTGAGGCGCCACGGTTTAGAGACTTTGCTAATAACGGTGACCTGACACTGGTCGAGCGAATCGGCCAAGACATTGATGAAGTCGCTGATATCTGCCTGATGGTTTATGAGGCAAAACTCTTGGATCAGATCGGCGTTGACCCCGCCGGAATCGGTTCCATTGTTGAAGCTCTGGTCGCTAGAGGTATCCCTCAAGATAAGATTATTGGTATCAGCCAGGGGTGGCGGCTGGGTGGAGCAATCAAGACCACCGAAAGAAAGCTGGCTGAGGGCGGGATTGTTCATGGCGGACAGCCGTTAATGGCTTGGTGCTGTAGCAACGCCAAGGTTGAGCCCCGAGGTAATTCCATCCTGATCACCAAGCAAGCTTCTGGGTCAGCAAAGATCGACCCGCTGATGGCGGTATTTAATGCGGTGTCGCTGCTTTCCTTGAATCCTGCAGCGCCCCAAAAGGATTATCAGATGTTCTTTGTCTAGGCGTTGCCGAGACATAACGACCCGCTTCGGCGGGTTTTTTCGTTTCTGGAGCTAAGAAATGGATCGAGCCTACACGCGCTTGGACGTGAAGGAGATCGTCGAGCGAGATGACTTCTTCACCATCCGCGGTATCGCCTCTACACCTACGGCTGACCGGATGGGTGATGTAGTCGAGCCGTTAGGCGCACAGTTCAAAACACCGATGCCGCTTCTTTGGCAGCATCAGCATGACAAGCCGGTCGGGCATGTAACGTTTGCCAAGCCTGACAAGAACGGCATCCCGTTTGAAGCCCAGCTTCCCCGTATCAAGGAAGCCGGTGTTCTCAAGGACAGGGTTGATGAGGCTATCCAGTCGCTCCAGTACAAGCTGGTAGCGGCGGTCTCCATTGGCTTTAGCGCTATCGAGGGCGCTGTAGAACGACTCGCAACAGGTGGCTTGCGCTTCAAGAAGTGGGAATGGCTGGAGTTGTCCCTTGTGACGATCCCGGCCAACTCAGAAGCCACCATCAACACCATCAAGTCTCTCGATCGACAGCAGCGTGCCGCGTTTGGCAAGTCGCAGCATCGGGTCGTGCGTCTCGATACCCCTGCCGGCGCTTCGGCAACCGTAAAAAAGACCTTTAAAACTCCGAAGCCCGAGGAGGGCAGTATGAACATTCAAGAACAAATCAAAGGCTTCCAAGACGCTCTGAATCAGAAAGCTGCACGTATGCACGAACTGATGGAGAAGTCTGCAACTGATGGCCTGACCTTCGATGCCGAGCAAGCAGAAGAGTACGAAACATTAGAAGGCGAAGTGAAATCCATTCAGGCGCACGTGAAGCGTTTGGAAGGTCTGGAAGCACTTAATATCCAAAAGGCCAAGCCAATCACAGCTGAGCCTACTCATCATCAGGCTCAAGGTATGGAATTCAAGCAGTTCAATGCAGTGCCACGTCCGGCAAAGCTCGGTGACGGCATTGCCATGGCTCAGGTTGTAAAATTCCTCGGTCGCGCACGTGGTAGCCGCTTTGAAGCGCTTGAACTGGCTAAAAGCGCCGCTGGCACTGATGCCCGCGTAGTTAATGTATTAAAGGCTGCTGTTTCGGCAGGTACTACTGCTAGCGATTCTTGGACCGGCGCTCTGGTTGGTGACGAAACTTCTGTATATGCAGACTTCCTAGAGTTCCTGCGTCCACAGACCATCATTGGCCGCTTTGGCACTAACGGAATTCCAGCCCTGCGTCGCGTACCGTTCCGCGTACCGCTGATTGGGCAGACATCTGGTGGTGACGGTTACTGGGTTGGCCAGGGGAATGCCAAACCGCTGACTGAGTTCGACTTTACCCGTACTACTCTTGAGCCTACCAAGGTCGCAAACATCGCCGTAGTGACTGAAGAGGTTCTTCGAGATTCCAGCCCATCTGCTGACGCGATTATTCGTGACCAGTTGGCTGCTGCATTGCGCCAGCGCTTGGATACTGACTTCATCAACCCTGCAAAGGCCGCCGTTGCTGGCGTTTCTCCAGCATCCATCACAAACGGTGTTACAGCAATCGTCTCCTCTGGCAATGACGCTGAGGCAGTACGTTCTGATGTGCGTCGTCTGTTCGCACAGTTCATTGCGGCGAACAATGCTCCTACTGATGGCGTGTGGATTATGTCGTCTACGACTGCTCTGGCCTTGAGCCTGATGCAGAACCCGCTGGGTCAGACTGAATTCCCAGGCATCACCATGACTGGCGGCACGCTATTTGGTCTGCCTGCGCTGATCTCGCAATCAGTTCCTGCCACCGCTGATGGCGGCATGGTTGCCCTGGTCAATGCGTCAGACGTGTATCTGGGCGATGAAGGCGGTTTCTCTGTAGACATGAGCCGTGAGGCTTCTCTGCAGATGGACAACGCTCCGACCATGAACAGCACCACGCCGACCGGCTCACAGCTGGTCAGCTTGTGGCAGACCAACAGTGTTGGTTTCCGTGCTGAACGCACCATCAACTGGGCGCGTCGTCGTGAAAGCTCTGTCGCTGTGTTGACCAACGTGAACTGGGGTGTTGAAGCAGCAGCCGCTGCCGGCGCCTAAATCAACCGCGGCGGGGTAACTCCTGCCGCGTCAGCTTGAGGTAGAGCCATGATCGAGGAAATTCAAAAGATCAGCCGCACAGGGTTCATTGAGGAGCCTCCAGAAGAAAAGCCTAAACCAGAGGTTGAAAACACTCGCTGGGATGCCTCGGAACCTTGGGATGAGAACACGGACTGGAAGTGATCATGGCGATACCGACTTACGCAGAAATTGACCTTGCAATACCGCCAAGATCTCGGCCTAACAGGTCTTTAACCAATGCTCTGCTAAAGCAGTTTCGAGACAGCATTGAAGCTGGACAAGTAACTGACGAGCAGATCGACCGAGCTGTAAAAGCGTATCTGTCCGCAAATCCTCCAGCGCCGGGTAAAGATGCTGCCCCTGTTTCAGTTGATCAGATCAGAGAGCAGATCTTTGCGTACCTACAGCGTAACCCTCCAGCTGCCGGTAAGGATGGCATAGACGGGACCAATGGTAAGGACGGAAGAGACGGCAAAGACGCTCCGGCAGTCACTGACGAACAGCTGGCTAATCAGGTCGCTGCTTATTTGTTCCTGCATCCTCCAGCGTCAGGCAAGGATGGCTCAAACGGTAAAGACGGAGCGAGCGCGAGCGATGCCCAAGTCAAAGCCGCAGTTGCTAATTACCTGACTGCCAATCCGCCTCCTCCTGGAAAGGATGGAACAAATGGCAAGGACGGCGCGAACGCCACTGATGCTCAGGTCAGTACAGCCGTTACAACTTATCTAAAGGCTAATCCACCGGCTCCAGGTAAAGACGGACTAAACGGCAAAGATGGGATCAATGGCACCAACGGAATTAATGGTAAAGACGGGGCTCCCGGTATCAATAGCTTTAGCGCTCCTAGAGCGTTAACCGTTGTGCTTGCTAGGGCCTATCAGGCTTCAGACCCCACCAAGGCAGCCATCATCACCGTCACGCTTCAAGCTCAGAGTTCTGTAAGCATTTCTGGAGCTTCAAACAACGAAGGCGCTATTACCATCGGTGCCGCCAATACCGTTGCTGCAGGAACGGGGGCGACCGTAGCGACCTATAAGAACAACCTTAGCGGTTCATTTGTGGCCGGCCTAAACATAAACAATCTTCAAGCCAGTACCTACACGATCAACTTGCCGGCTGGCTGGTGGTTTGCGGTCCGGCAGACATCAGGAACAGGCCTTCAGGTCGTTTCCGCATTCGAACAGCTTATCTAGGAGGCGCCATGCGAGTTCAAGTCGTGGATGTACGCACTGGGGAAGAAAAGACCATGACCAAACGATACGCAGACATTCTGACCCGTATGGGCAGGGTAAGGGCGGCAGGCACCTATCTGACCCGAGATATGAAGCCCGCTGATACCGAATTGCTTATCTCCGATTCGGTGCGTGAATATGCCCAAGAGAACGGCATAGACCCTGAAACTGTAACAGGCACCGGCAAAGACGGACGCGTCCTGAAAAGTGATATCCAAGACGCCATACAGGCTAAGAAAGAGGTTTAACCATGCGTTTATTCGGCTTCGAGATCACAAGGCAGAAAAGCCTGGCCCCGGTCGATAACCGCGGCGGCTGGTTGCCGCTGATCCGTGAGCCGTATGCAGGCGCTTGGCAAAACAACGATGAGATCAGATCGGATACGGCACTTGCTTACTACGCGGTTTATGCATGCATAACGCTTATCGCTGCTGACATTGGAAAGCTATGGCCGGTACTTAAGCAGCTTGATTCTGATGGGATCTGGCAGGAAACGACCAGCCCTGCATTCTCGCCAGTGCTGCGTAGGCCTAATCGCTACCAGAACCACATTCAGTTCAAGGAATGGTGGGTCACGTCAAAGCTTGCCCAAGGCAACACGTACGCGCTGAAACAACGAGATAACCGAGGCATCGTTACTGCGCTTTACATCCTCGACCCGTTACGGTGTCAACCCTTGGTGGCTCCAGATGGCTCGGTTTACTACCAGCTATCACAGGACGATCTGAACAACATTGAATCAAGCATTGTTGTGCCAGCTAGTGAAATCATTCATGACCGCATGAATTGCCTGTTTCATCCGCTGGTGGGTGTGTCTCCTATCTATGCAAGCGGCCTAGCTGCAAATCATGGATTAAGTATGCAGCGTGACTCCAGCCGGTTCTTCAACAATGGGGCGCGTCCGGGTGGTGTCTTGACTGCTCCAGGCTCCATAAGTGATGAGACTGCTAAGCGGTTGAAGGACCATTGGGATGCTCAGTACACCGGGCCCAATGCTGGGAAGGTAGCAGTGGTAGGGGATGGGCTTAAGTTCGAACCAATGCGATCCACCGCCGTTGACTCTCAACTAATCGAACAAATGAAGATCTCTGCTGAGGTCGTTTGCTCAGCGTTTCATGTTCCAGCTTTCAAAATCGGGGCTGGCACTATTCCCGCCGGCCAGAAGGTGGAAGATCTAAATCAGATCTACTACAGCGACTGCCTGCAAACTCATATCGAGTCGATGGAGTTATGTCTAGATGAAGGGCTGGCCTTGCCGGATAGATATGGCATTGAGCTAGACCTTGAAGGGCTACTACGGATGGATACATCGACCCTTTACGCGACTCTGGGCACTGGCGTGAAAAACTCTCTGCTGGCTCCGAACGAAGCCCGTAAGAAGATTGGCCTTAAGCCCCTAGAGGGTGGCAATAGCATCTATCTGCAACAGCAGAACTACTCACTTGAGGCGCTGGCCCGTCGTGATGCTCAGGCCGATCCGTTCAGTACTGCCTCGACTACACCCTCTGAGCCAACCGAGCCGGCTAGCGAAGAACCTACAGACGAAGAAATTGCCGACCAGGCACGCATGCTGGCGTTGCTTGTAGAAAAGGAGATGACCAGTGCTGAATATGCGTGAGCTTGAGGCCCAGGCTAAAGCGCTGGGGTCTGTACTTAAAGGTATTGTTGATAGGGCTTCTCAGGCTTTAAGAGGTGAATTACTCAAAAGCCTAGATGAAAGAGAAGAGGCTATCAGGGCTGAGCTTAACCAGTCCCTGGCTGGATTGCCTGAAGCACTTGACGCTGAACTAGTTGCCAAGCGTGCTGCTGAACTTGTACCGACACCGAAGGATGGTAAGGACGGTAAAGATGCAGATCCACAAGCTATCAAGGAGATGGTGGAGGAGGCTGTTGCATCCCTCCCACCTCCGCAAGATGGTAAGGACGGCCAAGACGGCAAAGACGGGCAGGATGTAATGCTGAGCGACATTCTTCCCTTAGTGGAGGATGCAGTAAAAAATGCTGTTGCAGAACTTCCAGCACCCAAAGATGGCCGAGACGGTAAAGATGGTCTAAATGGCAAAGACGGACAGGATGGACAAAGTGTCCCGCTCTCTGATGTTCAGAAGATGGTCGATGAAGCCGTAGCTAAGGCTATGCAATCAATCCAACTTCCTAAAGATGGAAAGGATGGCGAACCAGGCCGTGACGCTGTTGATATTGAAATCCTGCCAGCTATTGATGAATCCAAGTCCTACTCGCGTGGCACCTATGCCACGCACAAGGGCGGTCTGTGGCGATCCTATGAGCGAACCTTCGGCCTAAAAGGGTGGGAATGCGTAGTTGAAGGCGTATCGGATCTCCGCATAGAGCAGGATGGTGAACGTGGATTCAAAGCCGTAGCTGAGCTTTCTAGTGGTGTTACTCAACAGAAAGCACTGGCTTTGCCGGTCATGATCTACCGCGGCATCTTCAAGAGTGGCGATTTCCTGCCAGGAGATACCGTGACATGGGGTGGAAGCCTCTGGCATTGCGATGAGCCAACGTCAGACAAGCCCGGTGAGCCTGGATCAAAAGGTTGGACGCTTGCAGCCAAACGTGGGCGCGATGGCCGAGACGGCATCAATGGTAAAGACTTGACCAAAGGGGTAACGATCAAATGATGCTTGTTACCTATGATCAGGCTTTGGTTCATTTGCGTGCTGATGGTGAGGATGAGCGTGATGACATCATTCTCAAGATTCATGCTGCTAGCGGAGTAGTCCTCAATTACCTGAAGTCAGGCGCTAAGTTTTTGGATGAAGCCGGACAGGTAAAAACGGACGCCGATGGTAATCCTCAGGGCATCCCTTATGAGGTACAAGCAGCTACTTTGCTGATGCTTGGTTATCTGTATAAGGACCGTGATGAAAATGCCAATGGCGCGTTTGAGCAGGGATTCCTTCCCAAACCAGTTACTGCGCTACTTTATCCTCTTCGAGATCCTGCTTTTGCATGAGGTGACCTATGAGAGCAGGACCTTTAAGACACCGTGGAAGCCTTCAGCGGCAGCAGCGGGTGCCTGATCGTGGCGGCGGCTATACCGAGACGTGGACCGAGTACGCACCGGTCTGGGCTGAGATCAAAAGCCCGTCAGGGCGTATAGCCATGATCGCCCAGCAGATGGACAGCGTTATAACTGCTGAGATCAACATCCGCTATCGAGAAGACGTGAGAGCCGGTGATCGCTTCGTGCATCGAAACACCACCTACCGCATCGAATCCCCGCTTCCAGACAACGAGCGCAGCATGCTCAAGCTGATGTGCTCAACCATCGAAAACCCATGAGGTGAACCATGAAAGTACGTGCTCTAGCTAATCTCTCGGGCGGCGCCCATGGCGATCAACCAAAAGGCTCTGAATTCACTGTTTCGGCAACTCTCGGTCAGGATCTGGTCAGCCGAAATCTGGCTGAAGAGGTAGCAACCGAAATAGCCGAAGACAAGCCAGCCAGAAAGGCGAAGGCCAAGGAGTAATCCATGGCCCGTAAGTCTTCGATTAAGGGTGACTTCAAGCTTCGCCGGACGCTTAGGCGTATCCATCAAACCATGGATAACCAGATCAAGCCTGCCATGCAGATGGCAGCAGATCTTGTGCTTGAAACCCAGCAACAGCTGATTCCTGTCGATACCGGTGAAAGCCGTGCCGCGCTGGAGGCTTTCGTTTCAAAGTCCGGACTTGATGCTCAGATCGGGATTCGAGGTAAGAAAAACAACCGGCGCTTTTATTTCCTTAGGTTTATCGAGTACGGAACCAAAGGATCTAAAGGCAAACGGACCAATCCTGACGTTAACCAATCCAACGGAACTGACTTCTTTGGATATGCGCCTGACATCCGGCCTACGCCTGCTCATCCTTGGTTAAGGCCTTCCTATGACCTGAACCGGGAACGAATCAAGGCCATATTGAAAGAAGCCATAGACGAAACTCTACGCCGAGCCAGTCAAGGAGCAAGCAATGCCTGATCCCTCTCAAGCGCTTCAGGTGGCCTTGTTTGAGCGGCTCACTACTGAATTAACCGTTCCTGTGTATGACGCAGTGCCGGATAACGCCAAATACCCCTATGTCACCCTGGATTACGAGGTTGCTGACAATAACGACCCATTGGCTAGTCGTAGAGATAGCCGCATGTTCTATCTGTCCATCTGGAGTAATTACCACGGACAGATGGAAGTGAAAGGGATCATGGCTCAGATCGACACTGCATTACATGACCGGCCCTTGCCGCTAGAGACAGGGCGTGTCGCCTCTGTCCGAGTCGCACGAAAAAATACCAATCGAGAGCCTGACGGCCGTACCTATCAGGGCAGCGTCACGCTTCGAATACTTACTGAACACTAAACCCAAGCAACCCAAAGAGCCCGCCATGAGCGGGTTTTTTTGTGCCCAAACGCCGCGTTGCGGCAGCCTCCAGGAGTGAAACATGAGCGTAAATACCGCAGCCGGTACACGAATTTCTATCGGCCCTATCGTTGAACAAGAACTACCGGCCACAGATGCGGCAGCCATTACGCTGCTAGGTGGCCTGACCTACGTCGAAATCGGTGAGGTCGAGAACATTGGTGACTATGGTGACACCGTGGGCGATGTCACCTTCGCCTCACTGGGCGATTCCCGTACCCGTCACCTCAAGGGCCTGGCTGATGCCGGAACCATGGATCTAACCATCGGTTTCGACAATGGCGATGCAGGCCAGATCGCTCTGGTTGCTGCCCAGAAAGACCGCAGCCGCTGGAACTATGCGTTCAAGGTCACCTATGAAGACGGCTTGACTGACTACTTCCTGGCCAAGGTTATGAGCCTAGGCAAGACCGTTGGCGGTGCAGAAGACGTAATCCGTCGCAGCGCCTCCTTGGGCATCAACTCCCCGATCTACGAAGACGCAGCCTAATAAGCGTCGATCACCCTCACTTACCTCAGGGCCGAGGTCGCTCCTTGGCTCTTTTTTGACTGATTCTTTGAGGAAATACCCATGAGCAAGACCAATTACGGCAATACCGTCGTCACTGTTGGCGATGAAGAATTTAACCTGTCCTTCACCCTCAAGGCTGTGAAGGGCATCGAAGCGCGGTTTGGAGGCTTGGCCCCAGCGCTACAGGAAATCCAGAAGCTACAGGTAAGCGCTGCTGCCGCCATTATCGCTATCGGTTCCGGTAAGGAATACAAGCGTAAGGACATGGAAGAGCTTGAAGAAGCCATCTTCGACGAGGGTATTGGCGAGGTTACGCCTCAGATCGTGCCTTACATTCTGGCGATGCTGAATCCCAAGGCTAAGAAGGCCGAGGACGAAGAAAAGGCCGCTGAGGGAAACGAGTAAAGCGGGAAGGCAACGGTAGCTATGTTGATGACCTCTTTAGCATGGCTACCGGCTGGCTAGGATGGTCCCCGCGTGATGCCTGGGATACGCCTGTCCCTGAGATCCTGTTGGCTTGGGACGCCAAGGTAGAGTTTCTAAAAGCGACCAATCCGTTCGGGGGAGGTAAGCAAGAAGAAAAGCCGTCCAAAAAGGCAGTTGCCAAGGATTTACGAATGGGCTTGAGAGCTGCGGCTGTCGCTCGTAAAGCCTAAAGTAAAAGCAAGCTCAGTCGATAAAGTATTTAGCCGGCAGTAACTTCCCCTCCGTTACTGCCTGGTCGTGTTCTAGTTATGTACAGATAGAACAAGATTTAAGCCCCGCCTATGTGGGGCTTTTTTTTGCCTGCTGGATTTGTCATTAGCAGGATGGGAGATGCGCTCAAATCTGAGCACATCTCAACCGGAAGTAGGGAAGTCAACTAGAGATCAAAATCTTTCTCTATGAGTTCACGCTTGGCTATCAGGAGTTCTTCTGAAAGGACGCGGCGGTTACGTTCAAGCTCTCCAAGCTCTACATAAGCCTCCATTAGCTGGCTGTTAATCCGCTCACGGTCCTCATCGGAAATGACATTTATAAGTTCGGAATTTAGGAAGTGAATTCGTGCGGTTGCTTCAAAGACAGCTACTCCTACCTTAGTTACTTGCCTTTGTAATTCAACAAGCCTCCCTCTCTTGTCGTTACCTTCGCCTGATAGAGCCGAAGCCACCCGCTTGACGGTTTCAGGCATAGAGAATGAAGAGGGCGCAAAGCTTTCTTGAAGGCGAGCAACCAGCTCCGCAGTTACGGATCGCTTATTTTCAGCAGCTGCCGCTTCAAGCTTTTCTTTCAACTCAGCAGGTATGCGGAAATTTACTTGCGGGTCTGTTCTGCTCATCTCGACTTCATAAGGTATTCGGAGTGCGAATAATGAAGCACGGTGCTATTGACGGCAATAAAGCACGGTGCTTAAATGTGCTTACAAGCACGGTGCTTGGTTTGGGGATGGAAATGAAAACACGAGAGCTTCCACAGGTTTTTGGAAGGGTAACGCAAGACATAAAAGACCGAATTAACGAAGAAGCTAAGCGTAATCGCCGCAGCCAAAATGCTGAACTTGGGCTGTTAGTAGAGGAGGGGTTCAAGTGGCGAGAGATGCAGCAAAGGCAGGCACAGGCCTAAAAGAACAAAGCCCAGGCTGGCAGGCCCGGGCTTTAGTGACAAAACTAACGATCAGGAAAGTAAAGTCATGAGTAATTCTAGCACAGCAGTATCGAATGTCATCCCTGTATTCCAAGGCCGTATCACTTCGGAACAAGAGCACCTAGTAGATGCGCGCAATCTGCACGGCTTTTTAGAGGTCGGTCGCGACTTCAGCAGCTGGATCAAAGGACGCATTGAACAGTATGGGTTTATAGAGGGTGAAGACTTTTCCCCGGTTGTGGGGAAAAGCTCTGGAGGCCGCCCCAGCATTGAATATCATCTAACTCTCGACATGGCTAAAGAGCTTGCCATGGTTGAGAACAATAAGAAGGGAAAGCAGGCGCGTCGCTATTTTATTGCTTGCGAAAAAGCGTTGAGAGCTAAAGACAAAGAGTCTGCAGATAACATCCTTCACGCCACTATCGGTACTGATGGCTTCCATATGCTTGGGGCGGTTATCAAGGGCAAGGTAGTAGGCCTTCCGAAGTCAGCGCAGCGCCGAGCAACGATGAAAATCTGGGCGCAGACACATGTGGCGTTCGGGGTTCGATCAGCCGCAGATATCCCGGCTGACAAGCTAGATGCTGCCCGCAACTTCATCGCTGCATATGTGCTTGAGGGTGAATACCTGCCAAAAAGCGAACACGGCATGCTGGAGTCGATGACTAGGCGTGACCGGTGCTTGGTTTACTTCGATAGCGAAGGAAAAAAACAAATCAAGCCTGTTCCCTATGACGCTGCCGTTATGAAGCCTAGTGATCTAATCAGAGCCATCGTCGCCTCGCCGGGAGATATGCCGGTTTCGACTGATGAGATGTTTGGTTTGGTTATCGCTGCCATCGAGAACCTGAAGAGCCGTCATGAGTATCAGGCTTTGGAGTTGAAGCAGGCTAAGGCGAGGAATGTAGCATGAGCATGGAACTGCTAACCCTTAAGGTATCAGGAACATCTCCGCTGATGATGCATAGCGACAAGCTGGCTAATCCGCTGCATCCGACAACCAAGCTTCATAAGGAGCTGACGTCAAAGCGCAAAAAGACTGATGATGATCACTTGGCTATTGCCCGTTCCGAGTTCATCGCGGGTGCATATCACGACGATAAGCTGGGCTTCTTCATCCCAGGCCAGAACTTCGACGCAACGTTTTGGGCTGGAGCCAAGCTGCAAAAGCTCGGGGTACATTGGAAGCGGGGCGCGCTTGTGATGACGGACAAGATTAAGCTCTTGTTTGATGGCCCTTCGACCCCTGAAGCGTTATGGGAAGACACACGTTTCGTTGACTGTCGAGGCGTGCGAGTTGGGCAGGCGAAGCTGATGCGGTACCGCCCTGTATTCCTCGACTGGGCAGCAGAGATTGAGGTAGCAATAAACTCCGATGTGCTCAATCTGGAAGAAGCCAGAAAGGCTATTGACGATTCTGGAAAGCTTATAGGTGTATGCGAGTACCGCCCACGTTTCGGACGTTTCGAGGTGGCTTATGCATGAAGTAACGAAGCATCCTATTTTCAAGCAAGCCGTTGATGACTTCCTAAAGGAGTTCGCTTACGGGGATATGGTTAGTCATGCATGGCTGGAGTTGCGCTTTGGGATGCCATCGCTAAGCGAAACAAAGACCATGACAGCCGAGCAGTACCGAGCACGCCAATTTGAATGGCTTGCTAACGTTGAAGCTTTCAAGACAGAGCTACTCAAGCATCATCAGGTATGTCTCCAGTCGGTGCGAGGGCAAGGCTATCGATGGATTCCTCCTCACGAGCAGACAAGTGTTGCGGTAAGCGAGTTTGATCGAAATGTGCGTAAGGTTTTCAAGGCTACAGGGCAAAAGCTCCGTAACTTACGTATCACAGAACTGAATGACGATCAGCGACGGGCAAATATGGACGCGCTGACTAGGTTTTCTGCTTTACAAGGTATGACTCGTAAAGCGTTGAATTGAGTCTATGCCGGAGCTTGGCGTGCTATGACGCGCCATGGTTGGGCGCGGTATGATTCGGTATGGGCTGTAAACAGCGTGTAGCCGCCTGAACAGGCGGTTATGCGGTGGCTATAGCTACCAGTGTCATGCCACGGCTTGTCTAGGTGGGGCATGGAGTGGCACGGTGGGGCGTGGGCTGTAAACAGCGTAATGCTTCTTTAGGTGAGGAAGCATTGCGTTGTAAAAGACCAGAATGGAAGACAAGGACGGGCTAAAGCATTCAGCCAAATTGTCGCTAAATTGAGATGGTTTTCTCATTTAGGCGAAAGGAAGTATGAAAAGAGGTTACATTGCTGGGTTAGTAGTAGGGATTGTTGCATCTCAAGCAGTGAGCGCATCTGAAAAGTGTGCTGCCATACCGGACTCTACTGAGCGACTGGCTTGCTATGACATGGAATACAGGCCTGCAACTAAGTCTGCTAAGACTAGCGCATGGACTGTCCGCGAGGAGCAGTCAAAGATGGATGACAGTAAAACTGTCGTCGTAAGCCTAGAGTCAGAAGAAGCGCTAAGTAAAAGGTTTGGCGGTAGCGATAAGGCTAGCCTGATAATTCGCTGCCAAGAAAACGAGACCTCTGTCTACTTCATCATGGCGGACCACTTCCTTTCTTCCGTGCAGGGTTACGGGGAAGTTACATTCAGGCTAGATAGCGCGAAGCCTCGTACAGTAGGTATGTCGGAGTCAACTGATAACAAAGCCCTTGGCTTGTGGGGCGGATCAGCAGTGGGTTTCGTTAAGAAGATGATAGGGCACGATTCTATGGTCGTTAGAGTTACACCTTTCAACGAGTCGCCACTTACAACCACCTTTCCAATTACAGGCATTGATGACGCTTTAAAGCCGCTTAGAGCAGCCTGTAAATGGTAAGGAAAATAGGCATGAGAAGGCTATTGGCCTTGCTTCTATCCTTTATAGCGATCAGTGCTTATGCAGATATACCAGAACAAGACATGCAAGCACTGAAGTCAGCAATGGAGGACAGGCTAAAGGATGCAGAAAGCGCGCGATACAAAGACGTCCGAATAGGGAAGGACGGCATTACTACATGTGGCAGAGTTAATTCGAAGAATTCTTATGGCGCCTATACGGGATATGTGCCCTTTCTAGCGATCAAACTTTCAACAGGAAAGTTTTTGGTCATTGGCATAGATGAGGCATCTGAGACTCTATGCAAAGAAAAAGGCGTCTAACTGCTTAGCTCCATAAGTTAAATATGCATAAACCCGCTTCGGCGGGTTTTTTATTGCCCGAGGAAAAGTAAATGGCTCAGGACGTTGAAGGGCTTTTAATCCAGATAGAGGCGACCACAGCTGGCTTGAGACGCGAGCTTTCAGTTGCTGACCAAGCTGTCGCTAAGGCTACTGGGCAGATAGATAGCAAGCTCGGGCAAGTTGATGCAGCGTTCAATCGTGTAGGCGATAGCGCAGCAGACGCTCAGGCCAAAATCAGCGCATCAATGACCGGCATTGCAGGCGGTATTACTGTCGCATTAACTGGCCTGGCTGCATTGACAGCTCATGCCGCTGACTCAGCGAAAGAGCTAAAGAACCTATCTCTAGTCTCCAACACCTCAATTGGTGAATTTCAGCGCTATGCAGCAGGCGCTAAGTCCGTAGGTATCGAGCAGGACAAACTTGCCGATATCTTCAAGGATACAAACGACAAACTGGGGGATTTCCTACAAAACGGCGGCGGTGAGCTTCAGGATTTCTTCAAGAACATTGCCCCCAAGATCGGCCTGACTGCCGAGGCCTTCAAAAATCTATCTGGCCCCCAAGCTCTCCAGCTGTATTACACCTCCCTAGAGAAGGCGGGGGTTAATCAGCAAGCAATGACTTTCTATATGGAAAGTATTGCTGATGAGGCAACTGCACTAATTCCCCTTTTGCGCAATAACGGCTTGGGCTTTAAAGATCTAGGTGATCAAGCCCAGCGTGCCGGCACTATTCTGTCTGATATTCAGATAGACCAGCTTGTTGCTGTTGGAAAAGCTATTGATGGGCTGAAGCTTCAGTTCCAAGGCGCAACCAATGAACTGGTCACTGGAATGGTGCCTGGAGTTCTGGAGCTTACCCAAAAACTTCAAGGCATGACCGACAACGGCGCCATGAAGACGCTAGGCGAGGGGATTGGCTTCCTAACCGGCAACCTTGATGTGCTTGTTGCCTTGCTTGGTGTAAAAGCAGCGTCAGCCTTCGTAAGCTATGCAAACCAAGCGCTAGCGGCATCAGTAGCGACAGCAAAATCAACGGTAGCTGCGTATGCTTTTGCCTCCGCGAACGTTCAGCAGGCTGATAGCGCTCTACAAGCTGCTATTGCCAATCAAAAGGCAGCAGAGACAGCGCGCCTCCGTGCAGCAATGGAAGCCACTGCGGCCAAAGGCACAGCGGTTCAGACTCAGATGTCTATCCAGTTGGCTGAGGCCCGTATGGCTGAGGCTGCTGCGACTAATCGTGTTGCTGCTGCCCAAACTGCGCTTCGTGCAGCTCAGACAGGTATCCTCTCGCTGCTAGGCGGGCCTGCCGGTATCGCCGCACTGGCTATTGGTGCAGGGGTTGCTTTCCTGACCATGGGAAGCAATGCCAAAGATTCTGCATCTGACCTGAACGCGCTCAAGGAGCCGCTTGATCAGATCAGCGCCAAGTTCAAGCAGCTAAGCAAGGACCAGCAAGGCGCTCAGCTAGCAAAGCTATCACTAGATCAACGTGATGCTGCTGTAGCGGCAGCTGAGGCCTATCAAGACTTCCTTGATACGGTTAAGCAGGATATTGGCGGCGACATGGCGGGGCGGTTAGCTGCCGAGTTCAATGCAGCCAGGGAAGCAGGAAAGCCTCTATCTGATGTGATCGACGATATCGGCCGGCGCATGCGCCTCTCTCCAGAGGCGATTAACTCCTGGAAGATAGCTGCAGGTGCATCAAACGAAGCTGACCAGAGTCTTCAGCGTGTAAACACAACAATTTCCACACTGACTAACTCTACTAAAGAGAACACGGCGGCCACGCAGGCTAATAATGCTGCACGAGCTGGGATGAGCACTGCTGGTAACCAGTACCTTGGTACGTTACAGAAGCAGCTCCAAGGCTTGCAAGACAATGGCGACGCCATTAAGACCGCAAACCGCTATATAGCTGATAACAAGGATCTTACCGAGGCTGACCGGGTAGCGATCCTTTCTGCCGCTAATGCTATTGAGTCACAGAAGAAGGCCAATCAGGCTGCGACACAGGCGACAAAGGATAGCAATAAGGCTACCTCTGATGCGGCAAGCACAGCTAAACAGCAAGCTAAGGCGCTAGAGGATCTAACGACTAAGGCATCTCTTCAAACTAAGACAGCGAGCGAGATAACTAACGCCTATCTCAGGGGCACTGACCAGCTTCAGAAGTACACCCTTCAGCAGCAGATTGAGGAAGCTCTGCTCAAAACCGGCGCCGCTGCTCGGGATAAGGTAACCGCTGCTCTAACGGCTGAGCAAAACGCTCGTGATCGGCAGGACCTTGCCAAATCCTACTACGACCTCAAACAGGAAACTGACCAACTCATTGCCCAGGCTACGGCCACGCTAAAGGGTACTGATGCACTTGAGGCGTATAGCAAGGAGAAGACACTCTCTGCTTTGCTCGCTGGCAAGAATGCTGATGCCTTGGGCGAAGAGCGTAAGAAGCTTGAGGAGATCATTGATGCCAACCAGAAAGCAGCTAAAGCGCTAGAGGATGCTGGAAAGGTAGAGGGCATTCTTGATCGCTTGGACCCTCAGGCTAAAGCCGCCAAGGATTACGCGAATGAGGTTGAAATCCTCAATGAGGCCATGGCGCGCTATCCGGACAAGGCTGCGGAGTATCAAGAGGCCCTGCGCAAGCTAGGTCTTGAGTACGAAACCAATCAGCGGCAAGCATCTGCTTGGGGACAGTTTACTGAAGGCGCCATTGACCGGATCGACGAAGCCTTTGCGGATGGCTGGAAGAACATAGATAAGGGCTTCAAAGGGTTTGCCTCAAGCCTGATCGATGGTTTCAAGCAGCTGCTAGCCGAAATGGCACATTTGGCAATCACCCGTCCCATCGTTATGCAGATCAGTGCAGCCATGGGTTTGGGCGGTCTATCTGGAGCCGCTAATGCTACAAGTTTGCTCGGTGGCGGCGGTGGCGGAATGGACATCATGTCCCTTGCCAGTTCTGTACAGAAACTCTATGGAGTAGCTACCAGCGGCTTTGGTCAGGCTATCGCCTCAGGCTGGGCCTCTGGTGGCTTCTCTGGAGCTATCTCGGGTGGCTATAGCTCTCTGGCAGGCGGTATAGGTGCATTGTTTGGTGGCGGTGGTGCAGTAGGTACTGCTACGGCAGGTGCATTAACTACGGGTGCAAATGGTGTTGCAACGGGCCTAGGTTACTTAGGTAACGGAGCGGTCAGCTTCCCTGGTGCTGCTGCCGGTGTGGCTAGTGGTGCCTCTGGCTTGCTAGGCACAGGCCTGTCAGCAGGCGGCGCTGGGCTTGCCGGTATCGGCGGGGCGCTATATGGCTATGGCAAGTCAGGCTTGAAAGGCGCTGCTACGGGTGCCGCTGGATCTATTGGCGGCGCTATGCTGGGAAGCCTGCTCCTGCCAGGAATTGGCACTCTGCTAGGCGGTGCATTAGGCGGCATGATTGGTGGCTCGCTGTTTGGCGGTAAGTGGACTACCAAATCAGGCGGCATCAACCTCGGCGTTAGCGGCGGCGAGCTGGATGCTCAGTCATATGAGTACCAGAAGAAGAAAGGCGGGCTATTTGGCGGTTCCAAGAGTCGCTATCGCTATGATGATCTGGATGCTGAGACAGCTGCCGCGCTTCAGACCACCTATGACGCGACTGAAAGCAATGTTCTGACGCTGTTCAAGCAGCTGGGTATAGACGGTGCTGACGCTCTGGCTACCAGCTTTAACACCGGTATTCGGGTTAACGTCCAGACATCAGGAAAGACCGAGGAAGAAATCAACCAGGCTCTTGCGGAATGGTTCGGATCGATCCAAGAGAACATGGTTGATGTCGTCAATGGTGTAGCGGGAAGTCCGTTCCAGAATCTGGACTTTGCAGGGCTGCAGGAACTGGCTGTTGATCTGACCGGCGTGAACTCGATCCTGAACACGCTTCATCGCTCAACGCTGGATATATCAGTCAACGGCGCTTTAGCGGCCAAGTCACTTGTAGATCTGGCAGGCGGACTGGACACTCTGACGGCTAACGCCAATACGTATTATCAGAACTTCTTTACCGAGGCTGAGCGTAACGAGAACTACCTGAAGGACGTACGCAAGCAGTTCGAAGCGCTGGGCATTGCAATGCCAGCGACGAGAGATGCATTCAGGCAGACCGTTGATGCGCTGGATCTGACAACAACGACCGGGCAGCAGATGTTTGCGACCCTTACAGCGTTGTCAGGCAATGCAGCAACGGCGTACTCCATCCTTGAGCAACAGGCCGCTGTTGCCCAGCAGGCTATGACAGATGCTGCCAATGCTGCCGCTGAAGCAGCCCAAGCCGCTGCTCAGGCAGCAGCCGAAGCCGCAGCAGCAGCCAAGCAGGTGTTAGTGGATAGCGTGACATCAGCGTTCACTGCCTTGCAGCGCGCCATTACTGCCGAGCAGCAAAAGCTGACCGATGCCTATAACGCCAGGGTCGCCAGTCTTAACGACATGGTGTCCACGGCCAATAGCAACATCTCAACGTTAACCCAGCTCAGCGGCAGCCTGCACAGTGCGCTTCAGCAGCTTCGTGGTGCATCGGATACGTCAGGAATGGCGTACCAGAGCGCAACTGCTCAGCTGCGCAAAGCCTTGTCCGGTGGCTCACTGGTCGGGGCTGATCTTGATGACGCTATCTCGGCTGTAACCGGTAATACGTCTGATCGGTACACCAACTGGCAGGACTTCGCTCGAGATCAGGGCCGCAGTGCAAACCTTCTGGAGGCATTGGAAGGCAAGACCAACGGCCAACTGACTACCCAGGAGAAGACACTAGCCACGCTTGAGAAGCAACTTGCTCAAGCCCAGACCGCTTATGACGCAGAGATGGGACGTTTACAGGGTCAACTTGACCTTGCTCAGGCTCAGATCGATGCAATTAACGGAGTGGATAACACCGTCCTGTCAGTAGTGGACGCTGTAAACCGGCTGCATGCCTCCATCATTGCCCTGTCACCTAACGGTACGGGCGGGATGAATGCTGATCAGCTGGTTAAATCCACCTACAAGGCTGTTTTAGGTCGTGATGCTGATGCTTCGGGTCTCAACTACTGGAAGGGGCAACTCTCCAGTGGGGCAGTCTCCAGTAACGATCTGGCTTCAGCGATCAGGGGCTCAGCCAACCAAAACGGAGAACTGATACGGAACCTGTACCAGCAGATTCTAGGTCGTGCTCCAGATGCAGCAGGCATGAGCTACTGGCAGAACGCTGTGGCATCAGGAAGCGTTACTGACCTGATCGCAGCATTCAAGGCTGCAGCGGCCTCAGCAGGGGAGATTCCAGGCTTTGCCAGAGGCGGACCGTTTGACGGCGGCGCCCGGATCGTAGGCGAGAACGGACCTGAACTTGAGGTGACCGGCCCGTCCCGTATCTACAGCCATTCCGAAACCAAGAACATGTTCTCGAATAACAACGAGGACCTGATTGCGGAAGTACGAGCGCTACGGCAGGAGATCGCTAGCCAGACACACCTTCAATCCCAAATAACCCGCAATACGGCCAAGACGGCCCGGTATACGCAGCAGATGAACGAGGTCGGCATTCCGGCAATGGAGTCATGATGAGAGTGATAAGACCTGTGGCGATCACGGAAACATCGCTGCTTAGCTCGAATGTGCCAGAGAACGACTACCCGGCCTATGCTGCGGGGACTTATAAGTTAGGTGAACGGGTTCTTTACCAACACCACATCTTTGAGTCCCTGGCTGACAGCAACACCGCCGCCCCGACTGATCCAACCAAATGGCTGGATCTAGGGGCGGATAACCGATGGCGGATGTTCGACAAGAAGGCTGGGACGAAATACCTGCTTGGCCTTACTACAGCAAACCCCGAAGTTATTGATGTCACGATCCGCCCCGGAAGCGTGGTCAATTCCTTCGGCGTGTTTAACGTCAAAGCTGCCACTGTTCAGGTCACGATGACTGATCCTAATGACGGCGTGGTGTATGACAAGACAGTAACCATGGCCGATACCGGTGTTCCTGACTGGTACAACTATTACTTTTCGCCATTCGAGCGAAGAGAGACAACAGTGCTGCTTGATTTGCCTGCGTACGGTACGGCTGACGTGAGGATACAGATCAAGCAACCCGGCGGAACTGCAACAGCTGGACTCATCGTTCTAGGGCCATCTACTGACATTGGCGATGCCGTCTACGGAACAGGTTTAGGCCTTCAGAGCTATAGCCAGACCAACGAAGACGAGTTCGGGAACATGACCATTATTTCCCGAGGATCGCGGCGTATTGTCGATTATGACGTTCGTATCCCTACTGAACGCATCAGTTCTGTCTTCAGGCTACTAGAAAAGCTGCGCGATATCCCGTCTGTTTACATCGGCCACGAGAGCATGGAATCGACCATCACTGTTGGCCGCTTTGAAAACCTCAGCACAAACATTGCAAACCCGGCCCTCTGTGAAATGAGCCTGGAAGTAAGGAGCATTCAATAATGCCTATCGCTCAACTAACACCTCTCCCGGATGCTCCTTCCCGAAACGATGCCCCGGAGAACTTTACTGCAAAAGCTGACGCCTCCCTGGCTGCCCAGAAAAGGATGGTCACTGAGTTCAATCAGGCCATTGGTGGTATCAATGATTTCTCTGATACCACCACATCTAACAAGGGCGCTGCGCTGATCGGATTCGTTCAGGATCTTACAGGCGCGACTAGTCGAGATGTGGCAGCAAAGTTGAGGGAAACGGTAAGCGTCAAGGATTTTGGGGCGGTAGGCGATGGCACTACCGATGATACGGCAGCTATACAGAAGGCGGTAGATTCAATCAGCGCCGGCACAATCCGTCTGCCTCGTGGCTCTTACAAGATCTCTGCACCTATCACTGTTGCCAACAAGAACATCCTTTTTGCAGGTGACGGCCAGAACAGTTCTAGCTTAATCATAAGCCATGCGGGAAAGGGTATTGTCTATACCTCTGATAATAGATCACGTCATGCATCTATCCGCCGACTCTCTATCCTTACAACTAATGCGTCAGCTACTGTCGGGGTTGATGTAACGTTCCCGCTGACCGGGGGAGTGGATCAAGTCCAGTTCTCTATGGAGAGCGTTGCATTCTCTACCAGCGGATCTGGCACTTGGGTAAACGGTTGTTGCCGTGTTGAGAATCTGACGAACCCAACCTTTAGCCGCTGCGTATTCAAGGGTACGTACGCTACAACTAGTTATGGCTTGAGTCTTGAGGGCCAATGCCTTGATGTAAGCGTGAGTCAAAGCCGATTTTATCTGACGCAATCAGGGATAAAGTTTGGCGGGACAAGTGAAGGACTCACCCTATCTGAAGTAGCGATGGTTACAGTGCGCTGGGGGGTGGACGCTCAAAGTTCAGGATACGAACCCTGGCTTGCACTTACCAATACGCATATTAATGCTACAGAGCGCTGCGTCAGAGCGGTCAACCGAGGTGAGATCACAATCAGCAACTCACTGCTTTATGCAACTTCAGCTACTGGCGACACAACGGATTGGGCTGCAATTGATATATCGTCTGTAGATCCGGTAGTTAGTAACTATATCCAGATCAGCAACACTCAAATGAACAAGTCATCGTTCACAGGTACTACATCTGGAATCATCATCAAGAACTGTAAGTACATAACAATTGCCAACGTTATCTTTGGCCCTATGGCTAAAGGTATCGTTCTAAATAACGTTACAAACTACCAGATTGATCCATCGGCAGTGTTTAATGGCGTAACTACGCCGGTGACTATTGATGACCTACCGGCAAACTTGGCTCTTTCAGTTGATAACACGGCTAGGGCTCAGAACGGCGTAAAAGTATTAGGAGCAGTGGCAGGTAACTCGCCAACTATTCAGGCATACGGAACTGATACCAACGTAGGCTTAAATCTTTCCGCAACGGGAGCGGGGATCATCAGTCTTACGACTGGGCGAGGGGTGGCATTTAATGCTGCTGCAGTAGCGAATGCAGTGAACAGGCTGCGCGCCATCGGATCAGCCGCTGGCTCACCTAGTCAGCTTCAGTTCGAGGGTTCGGATACGAATGGCAGCATACAGCTGATACCCAAAGGCACCGGCGCAGTAATGCTAGGCGCCAGGAGTTATGCAGATGATGCAGCTGCAGCGTCGGGAGGGGTTCCGGTTGGAGGCACATACCATACGAATGGAGTGCTTAAAGTACGACTTGCCTAGTTATATCGATAAGTGAAAGAGGCCGCCTAGAGCGGTTTTTTTGTGTCTGAAATAAGTTAATGGAAGCCCTGTAATTTAGGGCCTCCATTGATGTTATGGGGCAAGCGTTGTTTTAAGCACCTTAATCATTTCAATCGAGCGCTTAACGTCATTTCTTGGCAATAGTGCGACGATCCCTGGCGGAAGATCCCACCACTTAAGCTCAATTAGCTCATCAATGATCTCTTGATCAAATCTGTTCCTGATAAACTTAGCTGGTATGCCTCCGTAAACCGTATAGGGAGGTACATCAGAAACAACAACAGCGCCAGCGGCTATTATTGCACCATCTCCAATGGTTACGCCTGAAACCACTGTAGCACCTGCGCCAAGCCATACATCGTTGCCTATTTTAGTGTTTCCGTGGGCTACGAATGGGTAGTTGGTAGACATGCTCATGGCGGGATGATTAGCAAAATATGCCTTGAAGTTACCCTGAACTGCTAGCCAGTCCGATGGATGATTAGCCACGCCAATCTCACAATTCCTGGCAACAATTGTGTACTTCCCAATAGTCGTATTCCCGTAGACGACACTATAGGCATTGATAAATACAAACTCGCAGACTGTCGCCGTTGGATGGACTTCTACAAATTTGGATAGATGTACGGGATGTTTGATAGTGGCGTTTTGATGAACTTCAGCGTTCGGTGCGATTGATGAGTACTGTTGTTCTGACATTAATTGTTCTCTAATTCATTTTTAGCTGACCAAACCAATGTCAGTTATAGCAAATGAATTATTAACAGTTGATGCGTATTAGAAATTCAGGCTAGATAATTCTGTTTGAGTTTGAGTCAAAGAGGGGCTTTGTGGAAAAGATCATTCAGATAGAGCCGGACGGTAAGCACTTTGCCTGCCCTAAATGCAGCAACCGTACAGACTTCCTTATGAGGTCCCAGCCAGAAGGTGACGAACACGCTGTTTGGATAGCATGCAAGCCTTGTGGATTTGCTCCTGAGCGTGGCCACGTAGTAGATGTTTTCGGCGGACTAGATCTGGGACTTGAGTTTAAGGCCTGGGATGCATGGGACGGTGCGATTCTTTATTCAATAGAAAGCAAATACGGAAGCACCTGATGCAGCGGCATCAGGAGGGATTCCTGTAGGTGGCATGTACCACACGAATGGAGTATTAAAGATTCGCTTAAGCTAAGTACTAATGCGGGAAGAACAATGGCCGCCGTGGGCGGTTTTTTATTGCCTGGAATAAGCCTCGCCCGGTGCGGGGCTTTTTATTGCCCACTCGTCGCTGTCCCTACTGCTTAACCGACAGGTTCATGATCAGGCAAGAGACGAATCTCTACGCGACGGCCTACCACCTAGGCTGCATGGCTTGGGATATCATCGTAATGCCCTGCACGTCGAGCCTCTTCCAGATCGTAAGCGTTCTGAAGCGCAAGCCAGTAACCTTCGCTCGTGCCAAAGAAGCGTGACAGTCGGATATCAGTATCAGCGCTAATAGAACGCTCGCCTTTGACTATCTCGCCAATACGGGAAGCTGGTACGCCAATAGAGGTAGCCAGCTTGTTCTTGGTGATGCCCATCGGCTCCAGAAAGTCTTCAGCCAGGATCTCGCCTGGATGAACATTAGGAAGAAGCTCACCGGTGGTAACGTCATCTAAATCAGTGTGAGTCATGGCTCACCTCCCTAGTGGTAATCGACTATTTCAACGTCGTAGGCATCGCCGTCAATCCAGCGGAAGCAGATACGCCATTGATCGTTGATGCGGATGCTGTGTTGACCAATGCGGTCGGCGCTCAAGGCTTCAAGATGATTGCCCGGAGGAATCCGTAGGTCATCTAGTTTCTTGGAAGCTCCAAGTTGACGCAGTTTGCGACGGGCGACCCTCTGCATGTCCTGCGGCAGCTTACGGGCAACTTTGCCGTCATCTACTGCTTTGGTCTGCTTGTCCTTGAAGGTCTTGATCATTACTGCGCTCCGTTTGTGAGTGCAGCATAACGTGACGCGTTATATAACGCAATGCGGTAAACAAATAAAGATACGCTAGTAGGAGTGCAGGGCTTTTTTTGCCCACCCGTCGCTGTCAAGATTGATCGCATCAGATCATCTCCGTACAGCATGACTGCACCGTATGTGGCGATCAGCAAATAGATAAGATATAGAGCTAAGGTTCATCGGATTTGGCCGATATAGCTAAGGGTGAGGGAATGGAATTTTCAACCTTAGGTTGAACCAAAGGCTGCCCTGTAATAATCTACATAACAATAAGTAAGCTGAATCCTAGTTTGCTTTTGTTTTAAGCCACGGCTGAGCTGTGGCTTTGTTGCCTTAAGGAGTTGGGCAGGGCCTGGTTCCGTAAGTTATGAATCCTCAGGGAGGATTGTATGACTATCATTGCTGTTAGGCCTGAAGACAGAGTTGAGGCCGGACCTGTTTCTCGAAAAAACCGAGTAAGACCTACTTATTTGACTGATGAGGTCTTAGCTCGTGCTGCTCAAAATTCTGAACAAAGAATCCTTGCCCGTACAGAGAAGAAACGCAATTAATGGTTTCTGTTCTTTTAAGTCGTAATCTTTTCAATGACTTAGGATGGCAAGCTGGACTTGAGCTTGCCCAAGAATTTCAGCAATATAAGTCTGGACTTGTAAGTTTTGGTGGGTTGTTTGGAAGAGATAAACCTTTTTCTTGGCCTGCAGAGGTAGTCGAACAAGAGCTATGGCATGTGCATCTGGAAGAGGATGCTGTGCTTGATACTTGGGACTATCTAACTGAGAACTACGAAAAGCTCGGATTTACTCAGAATAACTACACGTCAAACAAAATTCTTGTATACGGACACGCATGGGACATCCGTTATAGTCCCTATATTCTTGTTGCTATCTTAGATCCTGAAGGTCATGCCAAAATGGATGATAAGAATGTAATGAAGGATTTAGCTGCGCAGTATGTAGAGGAAAAGGCAGATTATAGTGCTGATCCTGATGGTAACCTCTTGCTGTTACGCTAGACATGTTATTTATAAAGCCCAGCGCCTGACTGGGCTTTTTTACGCCTAAAGTAAACGCAGCCCCCGCCGATAAAGTATTCAGCTGGCAGTAACACCCCCTCCGTTACTGTCTGGCATCGCTACTGTGATGTAGCACACCTGATAATTTAGCCCCTTATGCCAAAGGGGCTTTTTTTTGCCTGCTGTTTATTGAATCGATTACTGCAAAAGTGTATTGCAGCCTAAGTTTTCCAATATTTGATAAGGTTGCGTTGTTGGATTACCCCTCCCGATCCAACATCCTAAAGATGACGCTTGCCCCTGTCCTGAGGGGCATTTTTTTGCCCATCTTTCGCGGATAGCAGGCGAGAAGGCTATAAGAAAGGGGAAGTGGCGGGACTGGGCTGATGACTACATTGCAGGCCTTAAGCCTAATCAGTATCAGAACATGGTGAAGAGGGCGCTCAGCGATATTTTGTCGGGTACGCCTAGGGCTGAATAGCTCGTCCCATTGTCTATTTACTTCGTCAGGCAAATTAAGCCTTATATCTGCTGAGCTTTAAGCATTGCATTTGAGCACCGACACAATGGGTCTTCACTGTCTGTTCAAGAAGTCTCAGGAAGAAGCAATGCGGTTTTCATCAGTAGTTATTGTATTCTCGCTGCTTACTGCCATGCATACACAGGCAGCCACTGTATTTAAGTGCGTGGATGCCAAAGGAAAAATCACCTTTACTCAAGGCAATTGCCCTGATAACCATGCCTTGAACGATGTGGTTTCTGCTGAAAACCCCACTATTAGTGGATCGAGTGCGCCATCTACTATGGTTCAGCGCCGCCGAGCCTTTGCTGAGTCGTCTAGTCAGTACTCAGCAAGCTCTCCATCTTCTGGAGCGGGAAGTAGTGTGACGGTTGTAGGCGCATCACGTGAGCGTCCGCCTTGTGATACCGGATTGAATGATCGTGACCTTCGTACTGCAAAGGTGCGAGGCCAAGTCGTGCCAGGGATGGACCGCAAAGACATAGAGCAATCAATGGGTAACAAAGAGCAGAAATCGCAAGGTGGCGGTGGTGATTACTATGCCAGCCATAACCATAAAGACGCGACTTACATTAGCTACGACAATAACGGCTGTGCCAGTAGAAGCTATAACTATCATCGAGATTAAGGTGCTGGGCAGGTTTCAAACCGTGCGTGACTTTTGCGTGACATTCTCACGCACTTGTCGGCATCTATAGGCATCAGGTTGCAGCGAGCGCCCGTAGATACTGCGGTTTGGCTAGGTTTGATGAGCCCCTGCGTGCATGGGGTGCAAGGGGTCGAGTGTTCGAATCACTCCGTCCCGACCAAATAACTTAGAAGGGTCAACGGCTTACAGTTGTTGACCCTTTTTTGTTTCAGGGCCTGCGCAAAACATTGCAATGAATTTAGGCGCTTTCGCATGAAATTGCTCCGACATCTAGCTCTGCTTCTACTTCTGACCAAATAATTTCTTCATGCCCACGCCGGTAATTTTGAGTCATCGTCTCGCTGGCGTGACCAGCTATCTTTCCCTTCGCGTTTGTACATCGTTAGCGATGTTGCTTGTCTCTCATGAACCCAAGCATCTCTGCCTCGGACCATTCTGCATAGCATCCTGCCGCATCTCGAGCATCCTTAAATCTCTGGTCAGGAACTGCTTATCGACCTTCGTTCAATGATCTTCCCTTCAGGCTTCTTCTCTCTCGTCTTCTATGGATTAGGTAGGGCGATAGCACCCCATCTGAACGGCATCGGATTATCAACTCATTCGGTTGTGGTGTCATCGTGAATCGAATCCATCTGGCATCACTCGCTTTTTCAGTCTTGCTCTGAATAACGTAAAGATATCCGTCTTTGATATCCTCAAATCTTATATTTAGGATGTCTCCTCGGCGTTGAGCGGTTATCAACGCCAGGTCGATTGCATTCTTCAACCACATAGGCGATTTGGCTCTAATAGCCTTGAGCCCTTCAATTGTATGCCGCTTGGGCCTTAGCGAGGCAACGATCCAGGCATTTAAGATCGGTGAAGGGGGTAAAGACATAGTCTTTCCATTCCTGCGAAACGGCGCCTTGATCCATTGGAAAACGCTGAGCATTGATCATCCAAACGGCAAGAAGAAAATTACTGTTGCAGCTGGTTCAGAGCTTTGCCTGTTTGGCTGACAGGTAATGGATCCGCATGTACGTGAAGTCACCATTACCGAAGGTGAGATCAATGCCCTGACGGCTCACCAGTACGGCCGGCCTGCGCTATCTGTACCAATGGGCGGTGGTGTAGTAGGGGCCAAGCAAGGATGGATTGAGTATGAGTATGAAAACCTCCAGCGCTCTGATGTGATCTGGCTGGCCCTAGATCAGGATGAAGAGGGCCAGAAGGCTACCGAAGAGATTATTAAGCGACTAGGACGAGAGCGCTGCCGTATCGTCGAGTTACCAGGCAAAGACTTCAACATGTGCCTCGATGCGTTGATGCTTTCATCCGAAGACATTGCCGAGTGCTATGCGAAGGCAAAGACGCTTGATCCAGACAAGCTACGTGACGCAGCCGGGTATTTGGCTGATGTTGAGTCGGCGTTTTTTGATCGGGAAGCGAATCAGGTTGGAATGGAGTTGCCTTGGGAGAAGTCCCGGGACCACATTCGCTTTCGGTCTTCGGAGTTAACCGTCTGGACTGGCTTTAGCGGCCACGGGAAGTCTCAGCTATTGGGTTATCTGGCTCTACATGGCATGGCCAAGGGGCACCGATTTTGTATTGCCTCAATGGAGATGCCTGCCGTCAGGACGCTTCAGCGCATGGTCCGCCAGGCTGCTGGTGTGAGCTATCCACTCGTGGTTTTTTGCGCCATGTAATGGATTGAACTAGCGGCAAACTCTGGATCTATGACCAACTTGGAAACGCCAAAATTGATGAGATGTTTGAAGCCTTCCGCTATGCCAATCGACGTTATGGCGTGACTTATTTTGTAGTGGACAGCCTGGCCAAGCTGGGGATGACTACAACGGGCAAAAGGTTGCCATGGAAGCATTGACGGCGTTTGTGCATGCGATGGGCGTTCACGTGCATCTGGCGGCTCACCCACGTAAGGCTGAGGACAAGCACAAGGCATCCAGGAAGATGGATATCCGTGGTGGAGCGATCCTTACGGTCTTGAGAAACAAGCGCAAGGAGGAGGCTACAAAGCGTGGAATGGGCGAGTATCAAGACGAGGGAGATGTACGCATGATTATCTCAAAGCAGCGTTTCAGTGGTGTGGAAGAATCAATTGCACTCTGGTTCGATCCTGGCACGTGTCAGTACCTTGGTAATCCGAGCCATAAGCCTAGAGGTCTGGCCCAGTACGAAGGCTCAAGAGAGCAAGAGGTTGCATGATGGCTATCTATCGCGACGTAATGGGCACGCTGGTACGGGTGCTAGCTGCCGACAACATCGACAACACAACCAAGCAGAACTGGCAGAAGCTGATTGATGCCGAGCTGAGTACAAGCGGTTTCAAGTCGATCCTGTCAGGTCGGGAGAAGTTTGACTTCGACTGCTGTCTGTATGCGCTGCTGCACCGTGAGTTAACACCGACTCCTTGGGACCTGCTGGTTGCCAAGTACTCAACCCATAAGGTAAACAAGGTTGTTGCCATAGGCCGAACCGTACACCGTATCAATTCGTCCACGCCTAGGCTGTTCGTCTACAAGGCTGTGACTGCATGGTTTATCCCAAAGCTAAAAGGGATTCAGGTCCAACTTGTCACTGGGGACGCGAAGACTCAAAAGCTCAAGCGGACCAACTAGGCGCAGTACGTCAGGCGGTCAACGGACATGATCGTGCTGCCTGCTGAGTTTTACGATATGAACACTTGGGATTCTGAAGCTAGGCCAGAGTCAACCCGTCGCCGTTGGAGGAACGGAATCTGTAACAGCTTGGGCGCGATAGAAGAGGCTGCGTTGACTCACGTAACCGAGATATTCGAAAGAGAGGATTTATTTGGTCAAGCCGCTTGATGTATGGCGGATGTTAAAGTTAGCCCAGTCTCTAGCCTTTCACGTGCCGAAGGCTAGAGACTGATTGTTTTTTAGAGCTTAAACTTAGCTACCAAGACATTGAACGAGCCTGCTAGTCGGGATAGCTCCTGACTTGAAGCATTTGTCTGGTGAGCACCTGTTGCAGTTTGGCTGGAAAGGTCCTGAATGTTTACCAGGTTACGATCGACTTCCCTAGCAACTTGAGCCTGCTCTTCAGCAGCACTTGCGATTACCAGGTTGCGCTCGTTGATTTTGCTTACACCTTCAGTGATGCGAGCTAGTGCCATACCAGCTTCGTCGGCTATATCCTTAGTTTCATAAGCTAGGGCGCGAGTTTTGTTCATGGCCTGTACAGCGGTATCTGCGCCTGAACGTACGGCGCTAATCATGCTTTCGATTTCACCCGTTGAGTTTTGCGTACGACTTGCCAATGCACGGACTTCATCAGCCACAACTGCAAAGCCCCGGCCCTGCTCACCAGCGCGGGCTGCTTCAATAGCAGCGTTCAATGCCAATAAGTTGGTTTGTTCAGCAATGCTACGAATGACTCCTAGAACCTGCTCAATATCGCGCACTTGATTTGCAAGTTGCTCAACTTTTGCAGCCGAGTCAGTCATGTCACTTGCCATAGTGGTAATTGCACTTACAGCTTTTTGAACCTGCTGGCTGCCTGCTGCTGCATCCTGACTAGTCTGCTTCGAAACCTCAGATGTACTTACGGCGTTAGTAGCAACTTCTTCTACTGCAGCAGTCATCTCGTTAACAGCTGTAGCCGCCTGTTGAATTTCGTCGTTCTGTTGGATAAGGCCGCGAGAGCTTGCTTCTGTTACAGCAGAGAGTTCTTCGGCAGCCGATGCTAACTGGTCGGAAGCGCTAGCTATTTCCTGCACTGTCGATTTTAACCCGGATTGCATTGCTGCCAGAGCGCGCAGAAGCTCTCCTGTCTCATCCCTGCTGACAGCATTAATCGGTCGGGAAAGGTCACCGTTTGCAACATGGCTGGCACTTTCTACTGCTTTGTAAATTGGGCGGGTAATCATGCGGGTGACTAGCCACCCAAGAATGCTGCCTGCAAGAAGCGCTATAATGATTCCAATAGTCATCATCCAATTGACTCGATTATTAATCTGAGCAGCGGCAGCCGATACCTCTTTGGCTTGACGCGCATTCGATTCAATAATGATCTTCATCTCATCCATAGTTGCTTTGTACAGCTGCTCAGTCTGATTTTTAAGGATGTTATCAGCCTCTTTTGGCTTTCCTTCCTTCAACTTGCTGATAGCTGCGCTTGCGCTATTGGCATATGCCGGCCAGTCCCTCTCAAAGCTATCACCAGCCGCTTTTTCATCTGGTTGTAAAGGCGTCGCCCGATAGAGTGAAAATGCTTTGTTGATTGCTGCAATGTTCTCATCCATGGCAGAAATCAAGGCTTGAATAACCGTTGGGTCTACTTGCAATGAAGTCAGTGCAAATACCTTATAGAGGTCTCGGTTATGTGCAATGGCGTTAGCTTTTACGCTATCAGTTTGAGCGATAGAGACCAGATTGTTACCGGTGATTCCAGTTAAGCTATCATTCAGCTCATTGACAGCAGACTTACCTAGAATGCCTATAATGAGGGTAATCAAAGTGCATAGCCCAAAAGCAGCAAATAGCTTAGGAGCAAGCTTAAGATTGGATAGCCAGGACATGATTATTTCTCAAAGGTAGATAGTAGCCATTGCATGATGATTGCAGCGGAGAAAACGTAAGCTGCCTTTGATTGTTATCGGCGTTTCTATATTTGGCTTAAACTCTTTGGTGATAGACGGACAGCATTTTTATCTACTGCCTGCACAAATGATTTCATGAGCCAAACTTGTTTGGTCAATATACTTGACCTTTCATGGCGATATGGTCATTATAAATCCCGTAATGTCATCGCTATGCTCGCGAATATGACTAGTTGCTAAACCCGGCCACTGCGCCGGGTTTTTTATTGCCTGGAGCTTTCGCTATCCCCGTCGATATAGTTAATTCAAGCAGTTTCTCCTGATTCGCTTAGCATTTATGGGGCTTAAGGGGTTGTTGCTGCCGTAATACCATTTAAGCCTGGCACTATGTCCGGCCTTTTTGTATCAGTCGAATCTACAAACGTCACGACTACGCGCTTGCCGAGAGCCGCCAAGGCTTCCTCGACAGTCTCCATGCGAGACGGATGCTCAAAGTCCAAAAGCCTATCGACAGTCATGAGCTTCGTATCAAGTACTTTTCTTTGCGGTCTAGCTGTTTTGGATCAAGGGATTTCCTGACCCAAATGGTAGCTCATTAACGTTGTCCTACGATTGAGGCCATTTAGAGTCTCAATCGAGGTGTATATGAACACTTATCAAGCTAACAGCGCATGGCAAATGCAAGGCTCTGATCCGTTAGGTCCAGGTGATGAAGTAGGCGCCATCGATGTTGAAGTGGTACCAGATGATATTGACCAAGCGCCAGATGGGGCAGGCGAACTATCTGACGCTTAATACTTGGTCCGGTCAGGTCCTGCTCAAAGCAGGGCTTGGCTTATTAGATCAGCGGTTAAGCAAATGCGCAGTATTTAATGTGAATTGCATCACGGTGTGATATCTGTGCGCAGCAGCAATTGCTGTTCCTGCGAAGGTATCAACATGGTCAGTTCAGGGAGCAGGTTCTTTTTAAGGCAAGGAGCAACATTAGCAGTAAGTGCGGCTGTTCTTTTACTCTCTATTGGTATCGTGGGTTGGCTATTTGAGTATCTATCGTTAGGCATGATGTTTATGCCAATAGCATTAGGTACTGGCATATTAGCCTTTTCATGTTTGGCCATAATCGTCTACAACCTGCTTGACTGATTTTTGTATTCCATAGAACCCGGCCACTGTGTCGGGTTTTTTATTGCCTGGAGAAAAGATGAGTCTCAGCACATTGCTGATCATCGTTCTGTCCATGGCATTAGCCTTTGGCGTTGATTTGGAGCGGGAATCCGCTACGAGAGACATCAGGAGAAATAAGGCCCTAATTCGTCCCTATGCATGCATGCATGCGTGCTCCCCTATGGACAACAGCACCATGCCGGACAGAATTGACAGGTGAATGCATAGGCATAAGTCGATGGGCTGCGGTCATCCTTAAATACGGGCACTGCCCATAGCTGGAGATCAGCACCGGCCCACCGGCCACCTGTCACCCTTAACCAAGCGCCTTGGCACCCACTGATCTCCTTTACAGCGGGATTTTACAACCGGAGCAAACATGGCCGAACCCACGACCAGCTTAGGTACACCACTGACTGCGGGATTTTTCGGTCTTAGTCTTGCCAGCATATTCCCCTGAGTGGACTTAGCCGCCGTAGTAGGCGCCTTCGGGGGAGCATTCGCATTTATCCTTTTCGCCAAGGATTTTAAGGTGCTGCAGCGCCTGGGCTACCTCTTTATGGGGTGGATAGGCGGCTACTTCGGAGCTGTTGAACTGCTCGCTCAGAAATGGGCGCAAACAAGCGGATTCGCAGCGTTCATCGCAGGCCTTATTTGTGTAGTTGTCTGCATTTCAGTCTTGGAAGCCATACAGACTGAAAGGGCACCCAAGTGGCTCCTGTTTATTCTCCATCGCTTCCTTGGTAAGCGAGACATGCAGCCATGACCTCGACCTCTGTACCGATCCTTCTAACGATCCTGTTTGCCAGCATCTCGGCCTTTTACTACCACCGAGACAATTATCGCTGCCATGACAGGCGCGATGGCGATCTATGGCTATCTGACAGAGCTGATTCGCTATTCAGCACTTGCTCAAGCCACGGTATGCACGGGCTCTGCATGATGATTGCCTTTCGATACAAGCGAGGCCGCGCGCATCTTCGCCTTCTTCCAAGCTATCGGCAATCAGCAGTTCGACCTAGCTGCTGCTGAGATGCTTAACAGCAAGTGGGCCCCGCCAAGTGAAAGGCCGCGCTCAAGAACTCGCCAAGGCAATGCGTTTGTGCCTGATATAAGCCTCGCCCAATGCGGGGCTTTTTACTGCCCATCCGTCGCCGCTAGTCG